GGGCAACTGGCGACGAGCGGGGGGCCACCGCTGCTGACCATCCCGAAGCATGGGCCGCTTGCTCCTTCGTTTAGAAGGTGCTTCCACGCCGAGCCAGGGCATAAGCTCGTGACATTCGACTACAGGGGTTTCCATTCGCTGACTACTGGGTTTGAGGCAAATGACCCGGATTATATGAGACTCGCCCGCATCGACATCCATAGCTTCGTCACTGGACATTCGTTGAGACTACCGGGCCGAGAGAACTGGCTAAGCCTGCCTGATGAGGAATTGACACTGGTGCTTGCGGATATTAAGAAAAAGCATAAGGCCATCCGTGACGGGCGGATCAAAAACTGCATTGCGGAGGGTCAGCTCGTACTCACCAACAAAGGTTTAATCCCGGTTGAAAGAATTAGTGTGGAACACAGGCTTTGGGATGGTGTAGAATGGGTCACGCATGATGGCGTAGTCTATACCGGAGATCGGGAGGTCATAACCTATGGGGGGCTCACAGCTACTCAGAACCACGAAGTGTATACGCAATCAGGAAGGCAGATTCCTTTCGGGGAAGCGGCACGACTTTTGGAAAGGCTCGAAGTTACCGGAATTGGTAGGCAAGAAGTACGGCAACGTGAAAGTTATATCTGCGGCGATCAAGCGTTCAGAGAGTGGGCATATCTACATCAAGGTTCAGTGTATCCATTGCAAAAAGAAGAAGTGGATCTACAAAGACAGCCTCCTCAGTGGGCGCTCAACCGGGTGCTACACCTGCACAGTTTCTATTCCATTCTCAGGAGTGCTTGGAAACAGATACGATGCGGCGATTCGGCGTTGCAACAATCCGCGAGATCGAAACTACAAACATTATGGGGGGCGTGGAATCAAAGTCCTGTTCCAATCCCGCAAACAGTATACAGAATGGGTTGTGAGGAACTTGCCGCATCCCAACTATCGTGGAGTGGAAATCGACAGGATAGACAACAATGGGCACTACGAGCCGGGGAATTTGAAACTGTCTACCAGACGAGAGCAAATGTTGAACAAGCAGAATACCCTCAAGGTCTCGTGGATGGGGGAGACTATCATCGCTATGAACTTTCCGACTCCCTATACCTACAACTGGACATCCAAGTTGGTAAAGAAGGGTCTGACTGGAGAACAAATTATCAAGGAGGCGATGGAATCGGTTCGTCTCAAACGCAAGAACTGGCGCGATCACGAGGCACGCCTCAAAGAGTTAGGGTATATGACATCCTGAACGCTGGCCCTCGTCATCGCTTCACAGTTTCAGGAAAGCTCGTCGGCAATAGCACCCATGGGAGGCAGTTCGGACTCGGCCCGATGAAGTTTTTCGATATGAATCGGGAGAGCTTTAACAGCTTGAAAGAGGTGAAGGAGTTGTTTGCGTTGCTCGACGATCTGTTCCCTCGGGTGTTCGTTGACTATCCAAAGCGAGTTAGAGATCAAGCGCATCGCTCGCACTATCTGCTTTCAAGGTATGGGTATATCCGCTGGTTCTGGGAAGTATATAAATACGACACGCGCAACGGGGGCTGGACGTTGGGCGAAGATGCGGAAGCGGCACTTAGCTTTTTTCCTTCGAACGATGCGTTTGGAATGGCGAGAGACGCACTGCTTGACGTAAACCGAGCGGGGTCTGACCAGAAGTATGAGCTGGTCAATTATGTGCACGATGAGCTTGTGTTCCATTGCCCGGAGAGTTTGATTGAGGCTTGCGTGGCTGACATCAGACTAATCATGGAGAAGCCGAGCCAGAAGTTGAGGAGTCCGCTTGTACCGGATGGATTGATCTGCCAAGTTGATGCGGGGGTTGGGGGTGATCTAGCAAGTGTGGAGGGGATGGTATGATTGAAGATGATGATGGCAAACCTCTCAGTTTTTCTACTGAGGAATTGATTTTAGCACAAGAGGCTGAGCAGCATGAGGGCGAGCAGAAGATTGACCCGAACGCCCTCTATGATCTGGAGGCAGTGAGACCTAGCTTTCGCGGCCAGCCTGGGTGGTTACCTCTGAAATTGAGGACAGATATATGACTGTCTACCACCAGAATAGCCCACTAGGACAATTCCAATCCTACCTGGATTCTACAACCTGCCGCTGCCGAGATGACAAAAATCTAGGCAGACACCTCTGCTGGAAATGTTATCGAGCATTGCCTGAAGTATTGTCTAGAGAGTATGACTTCGCCCGTAGCGACGAGGACCGAATGGAGGCATTCGATGATGCAAAAGACTGGCTTGAATCCAATGGACTTTGATCCTGGCTCTAATGTCGATAGCAGTCATGAAAATCAAGGCAATCCTCGCCTTCGTAGCATGACAACCATGCAAGCTCGCACTCTCTGTCGGTCTGAATTATCTAATGACCCCGCCGCGATGGAGATGTATAAACGTTGGACGGAGGATTTTGAAGATGGGTTGAGGTTAGCGCAGAGGGTTGGGTATGAGAAGAAGGAGAGGTAGCCTTTCTACTATTGCTTGGCCTTCTTCGGCTGTGCCTGATATGTCTGCGTGCTGACTCCCACTATTTCAGGCGTCGCAAACAGCACACCCTTCCATTTGTCTTGTTGATAGGCATCCTCAAAATTCTTTAGCATCAGCTTGCCGGGGACTAGTAAACTCACTGGCCCGCTTGGAACTAAATTATGCTGATCCTGTGGACCTTTCGGAACCCCCACCCCGCCCGGATATGGCTTCCAGCCAAACGGTCGCCTGTGTGACTTGCCAGTCTTTGCATCCTGCTCGAAGTCCAGCGTATCCCCTGCGAGGTAATCCACCGCCTGACCCGGAACCGGGGCGAGCTTCCTACGCCCGAAGTCTGCGATGATCTCCAGCGGTGTCGCGCGTACCTTGCCGGTTTTATCTACCCAGAGCGGGCCACGTTTGAACATGAACCCCTTGTCCATATCCCTCTTCGCTTTTATTAATCTCGCAAAGAACCGAACCTCCTGCTGCATCCCCCCAGTCAGGTCGTAATGAGACTTTCCCACTCGCAGCTTTCCGAAATCTGGGTCGTCTGGGTCGTTGCTTGTCCCAATGTCCGTGATGCCATACTTTCCTGCGAGGTTGGCAACTTCCAGTGTGGCAATCACACTCCCAGTAAACACCATCATATCCTTCATCAGCATTGCGGCTGCGCGCGGTGAACGTATCGCAAGTTTCCCATACCAAAGCGGATTGAGAAGCTGTGCGCGGCTCTTGACCCACCTGGCCGAATTCAAAAACGGCCCCATCACTTTTGCGGTTGCGGGACTAATCGGCGACCGGCCGGTGAGCGTGTTGATAATTTCGCCTGCGCCCTGATACTCCCAGGGATGTGTTTCTGGTGTAGCTCCCATCTTCCTCAGTGCCCGGTCGTAAAACTTCGCAAGCGTCAGCCGTCCGTGGTTTCCAGCCATCGAAAAAGCCTGATCCGACTGCCTCACGCCAGGGATGTACTTCTCTGCTAAATCTGACTGAAAGTAATCACTCGCGGACTCTATCCCGCTTGCCCCCTCTGCCCTTGCGATCGTGAAATCTACTCCCATCGCCTTCTTCGCGATGCCAAACATCGGGTCAGCTTGCAGGTCATCACTCATTGCTTGGTAGCCTTCTTTAGAACTGATGAAAGCCTTTGCAGCCTTGCCTAGAGTTTTTGTGGCTTTGATCGGATGGTTCCAAGCGTAGATCGCACCCTGCCGGCCGCTCCAGCTCAGATCAAACGCGAACCAAAGTGACTTCGGAAAGTTCCAGAGGTTATTTGTGATGCGGCCAGCCTTTCCAAGCTTATCTAAATTCTCAATTCGCTTCGCTTGTTTCTTCCGACGCTGCTTCAGATTCTCGCTAGCCTCGTCAATAATGTCCTGCCATTTCGGATCATCAGAGGACTCGGCCATCCGTTTCGCATCATTTAGCCTCTTCGCAGTAGACTGAATGCCCTTTGCCTCTCGAACCAGATCAACCTTTTCCTCGGTGGTGAGCTTGCGGCCTTTGCCCAGCGTGGACCCATCTAACACCTTTTGTGCGGCCTGCACTACCCTGCCCGGATGCATCTTCCCTAGTATCTGCACCGCCTGTACCGCCTGGCCATATCGCGTAAGTCGCACAGCCATGACATCCGCCACGTCCTGTGCCTTTGTCATCAGACGATCAGCTTCGATTCCGTTACCGTCGTCCAGCGCGGCGAGGGCCTGATCCTGTAGCTTATCTATAAGAAGCTGCCCGGTGGCAGTTTGCTCGGCGCCGATCACGTCAGACCCACGTAGCCATTCCACCGCGCCGTCCACGCCCTTCTCATCAAGCACCCCCTGTGCGATTTGCTCCGCCCGGTCAAGGGTTCTTAGATTAGATGACGGATTATAAAATCTCTCATCCCCGCCAAGCATTCCATGCTCTTCCAATGTTTGCGGCAGGTTGCGAGGCTTCTGACCCTCCGGGGCTTCCATCGCCTGCTTTAGGTAGCCTTGAGAGCGCGCCCAAATCTCAGACAGATGTGGCTTGATCTGATCCCCAAGGTCCTCGACCATGCGCGCTGACCACTCGGCGAATTTCATCCCTGCGCGGGTGATGTGCAGTGCGCCGATGGTTGCGTAATCGATGAGGTCTTCGCTAGAGAGGCCACCAGAACCATACTCTTTTAGGGTGCCTTCTTTGACAGCCTTGGCTTTTGCGTCGAGGCGTGCGCGGGCATCGGCCGCAGCTTGCTCAAGCTTAGAGAGGACTGTATTAGGGACTTCAGGCAGCTCGCCTAGCTTTGCTCGATCCATTGGCGCAGTCTTCCCCTTTAATGCCTCTTGTAGACTGGCATCCATCTCTGCCTGCGTGGCGATCTTCCCGGTTAGCGGTTCTGGCTCTCCAGTAACTCCCGCCCGCTCTCTTGCTCGGTTCATTGCGGTGCGTGAGGGATCGGTTGGGGCGGATAGTGAGGTTGTGGGGTGGGGTTTAGAGTATTCAGGGACGGTAAGTCCGGCAGCTTTCATTGCGGCTGTTTCTCCGGGGCTCAGGATCACGCCTTGACGGATTTTATCTTGGGCGTCGGCGATGGTTTGAGCGGGGTCGATTTCAGGCGTAGGCTTAGACCTTGGCGTAGGCGGTGCAGGCTTGACCGTCTTCGCTTCAATGCTAGGTACGTCGCCGAACCCCTGCTCAATGGGCACGGCAGGCTTGACCTCCGTAGCAGGAGCGGCCTTCGCATCCTCTACAGCTTTTATTGCCGCATCCTTCAACGGCACCCCACCTTTCACCATCTTAAATATCTCAGGCGCGGCAAGCATGATCATCGACTGACTGAACCCCCTGATTTCCCCAGTTCCAAGTTGCTCGCCAGCCGTCGCCGCCATCGGCCCGAACATCGGGATCAGCGCGGCCATGAAATGCCCTGCAACCTCTGGGTCAGCCATAGCCCTTCTGCCGTCTGTATAGCCCTTAGCCTGCGCAATCTCCATTGCCTTTTTGTATTGATCGGTCTGGGGCTCACCGTACAGCTTATAAAGCCCCTTCGCGCCCTCAGCTAGTCCCCTACCCCCAACTAGCGGACCCATTCCAAGCACCTGCGCGGAGCCTTTCGCTGTGCCAATCGCCATATGGGCGAGAGGCTTTGCAATATCCATAACATAATCCGCAACCTGTGCGCGCGGGTCTTTTGGGGCAGCCTTTCCCTCGCCAACCACACTTGCTCTCAGTCCCCCTGTTTGATGGTTCCATAGCGGTGTATTCACTCCTACTGGCGGCTTCACATAATCCTTCCCCACCTCCCAGCCAGATGAGCGCAACGGGGCAACTAAGGTTTCAAACTGCTCGGGGGTTAGGGTGGAGAGTGCGCCAGATTTCTTCAGCACCTCGAACTGCGCCGCACGTTGGTCGGGATTGATGCCGCCCTGCATGGCTGGGGTAGGCTGGTTGGCCGGCCGCATTGCTACAGTCTTAGGTATGGAGATTTTCTGAGCAGGCGGCCTAGCAATACTATCTTCCTCACCCATCATTTTATCGAAATAGTTTTGTGTTTTAGGGATAGCCCTAGAGGTAGGCGCGTCTCCCAAAATCTTATCAAAGTAACTCTTAGATTTATTCTGTAACTGGCCTACAAGCTGATCGTGCTTTTGGATTGCTGAATCAAGGTGGGATTTTGCAGCCGCCGCTTCCTTCTCAGCCGTGCCCAATGGGTCGAGCAGATTATCAAAATACTTTTGTGGCTGCATCTAGTCTTCAATTATTGTTAGCTTGCGCCGTTTGACCTCAGCATCAGCAGCGGCCTTTCCGAGGTCTTTGATCGCTTTGTTGTACTGACTGCGGGTGATGGTTGTTTTAGCGGCGGAAGTCTGTGACGTGGGCGCGGCTTTTACTCCTGGGATGTCCCCGAAGCCTCGTACGATCCCATCACCCTTCTGCCCACCCGGCACTTCTCCTTCCAGCCCCTTCATCTCCATGTCAATCGCGTCGATCTCCTTCTTGCGATCCCACCAGAGATTATCTTGCGCCGCCCGCTCGCTAGGTTCTTTATTAACATCGGCACTGATTGCGGCGGCTTGGGTCATTGCCTGTGCTGCGGCTGCACGTCGTTGCCTTAGATTGGCGAATCGTTGGCTAAGCGCGGTAAGGCGAGTACGCTCCTCAGCATTAGTAATTGATCTAGCAGCTTGGACAGTACGTTGCTGTGCGTTGGCAAGCCATGCATCCGCGCGTTTATTATCCACTTCGATATCGGCAGTGCGAGCTTTCATCAAATCGGTTCTAGCAATGTTCTGTTCGGTCTTGCCTGTATATCTATCAAGCACTTCCTGCCCTGACCTCGACGCGGCCTCGTCCTTTGGAATCCCTTTGCTGATCATCGCCTCTTCTAATCCCATCTGTTCCTTCATGGCTTGCGCACGAGCTTGGGCCGGGATTTTATATTGGATGTTATATTCGATGATCTTCTTATGATTCTGATACCGTTGCTCAACCTCATCAGCCTTTGCTTTTGCCTTTGCTTCAGCCTCAGCCAATCGATACGGCCCTTGCGCTTCCCACATACCTTGTGCGCGTGCGTTGGCTTCCTGCCTGATGCGGTCCGTCTCAAATTCTAGCTGTTCGGGGGCCGTTCTGAATGCAGGTTTATGCGTGGGACCGTACATTGGCGCAGGCGTTCCGCCCTCCCCCATAACCTGCCTCGGCCGGGTCTGGTTTTCAAGTGGCGTATTCGGATCAATCGCCCTTTCACTTGCTGGGATCTCCGGGCCTTGTCCGAACATCTGCCCCACCATTGGCATCATCTCATCCAGCTTCTTACCCTTGGCTCCCATGATCTCGGCGAGATGGCGGAAGGCTTCGGTTTTGTCGCCCTGGAAGTCTGGGGACTTCATGCCCTCTATGATGAGATGGGTAAGGTTGTCGCGCTTCTGCTCTTCCTGCTGGTGCTTGCGCGCACGAGCGGCGTTAAAGGATTGAGCGAAACCGCTGAGTCCTTCACCGAGTCCAAATAGAGCTTCGTCACCCATGCTGTAACCTAGAATCTAACGCCTAGAACCTCGGCAACCCACTCCTATCAGGCGTTGCAGGTGGCAGTGAACTTCCACCCCCGCCCCAATCAAAGCCCCCCAAGAAACCCGCCCGCAGCAGAGCCAATCCCACTAAAGAGACTGCCCCATGCAGCGGACCTCCTTGCCCTCTCCTGCGCGATCTGCTGTGCAAGATTAGAATATTGATTGCCCTGGGAGTTATACGCCCCAGTTGCCGCTCCGAAGTTCGAGGTTCCTGCGCCGGTCATGATGCTGCCGATGTTGGTTAACGCTCCAGCCGCCAGTGGCCTTGCTTTTAGATAGGCATCACCGATGGTGGATGCGCGTTGGGTTTCGAGGTTGGCGAGTTCCCCAGCCTGTCCGCCGCCGCGGGGACCGAATTCCGCCGTGTTGCGTTTAGCTGAGTCAAACTGCCGGCCGATGTTACCAAGCTCGGGGCCTAGAGCCTCGGTCATCGCGGTACGGTCACCGGAGACGAGCGGCTTCAGATAGTCGATGACCATCTTGAGGGATTTATATCCGCTTTTACTATCCTTCTTGCCGAATGCCCCGGCAGTATCAGCTACGCCGCCAAGATTGGAAGCCACGTTTTCCTGTTGGGGTTGATAGGCGGGCTTGGATGATCCGAATACTCCAGACATGTCTTAGTCCTCCATGTCCGCCACAGCAGCTAGTGCTCTCGGTCTGTTCATCTCGCTCACATCCTTGCCCCAAATCTCACCTTTGATCCGCATGAACCCCAGCCCCTTCGCAGCGGCCGCAGCCTGTTGATTTTCGGCAACGATTAACACCCCAGCAATTGGCGTATCAGGGTCGATCAACTCTTCAAGGATTGCTGCCGGGGTTCTGGGGTCGAACTTGCCGCGCACGTCCTCACGGTCCCATGCGGGCTCGGCGTGCAGGATCGGTTGCAGTACACGAACAGAAACGACCTCATCGTTTAGCTCGCCGATTACCACGAAAGCTACCTCGGGTTGGGGCAGTCGCCAATTATTCTGGGCGAAGATCGAAGCGATCAAATCCCACTCAGATTCGGGCAGAAGACGAAAGGTGATTTCTGGATTAAGGTTTGACATAAGGTTTTTGACTAGGGATCAATGCTGAGGTTCACAGCGCAATCGTCGGTATCAACTGCGACCCACTTATTGCCAAGACTAACAGGTGATGGCATGTTGCCAGTACCTCCCCAAAAGCGGGCCTCCCCGCCTAACAGTTTCTTCTCATAGGCTGGGGGGCTGGTGCTTGGTGCAAGCGTGCCGTCGCCAATAAATAGATTCCCGGGTCCGTCATCATTTGTAATCTCAAGCTTGCTCACATTCTTGCTTATTCCTGTTGAGGGCTTCCACCCCGAGGGGTAGGTAACACCCGACATGGTAAGAGAGGTAAGAATTGTGAAAACGTTATACTTCATTGGAACAGCCGCAACGGTGGCCTTTAGAGTAACGCGTGTGCCCGCCATGATCTTATCCTCCTATCCCCAATAACCCCTACTCTACACCCAGAACCCTAATTATGATAGGTCACAAGCAACATCCTCTGAGTCAGACTATTAAACGGCGTCCCCGGCTGCGAGTCAAACCTCCCAGTCACCTTTAACACCGGATTCCCGTTCAATGCAATCAATCCGCTGACGGCGGTTATCGTATCCAGATAAACCTGGGAGTCCATCCCGCCTACGGTTCCGAGGGTAACTGTTGCCTTTCCATGGGCCTCGACTGTTCCGTTCACGCCACCCGCTGTGACGACAAACCAGGCGTCGATCTCCCAATGGTTGTCTGTAGTGGCTGCCGTCGTTGCGTTGCACTGCCAGTTAAGAATCTGCACCCCGTCCATAAATATTCGAAATCTGATTGTCGGCGTCTGTCCCGCCCGGGTGAGGTATGTCCCGGCAGCATGAACATGGACCGTCTTTCCCACGTCATTCAAGTCGGCGGTTCCGAATGTGAAAGTCATCAAATCCTGATCGGATGTGGAGTTCGCGCTTGCCGTGACTGGGGTGACATTCACGCCTACCATTTTCGTAAACGTATGAATATTTTCCGTGACCGTTATCGTCCCGGAGCTAGTTACGGGCGATCCACTGGTGACGAGCAGGCGGTTTGGGACGGTCAAGGCCACGCTACTTACGCTGCCGCCTTTGGCCTCCCACCCAGGCGAAGTCGTGGTTCGTCCATCGAATTGGTAAAGAAGATTATCGAATATTACAAGACTACCATCCTGGGACTGGGGATCGCTGGCTGGGGGTAGGTCAAGGACGATTGGCGCGTATGGGATCTGGGGCTGAGACGCGCGACCGAGGAGACCCTGGATGCTAAAGGAGTGCTCGCCGCCTGCTTTTAGAAGACTGATGAGTTGACCAACGGTCGTGACTGGTCCGCTGCCGGTTAGAGGTGCGGCCTTGTTGGAGGATGATTGGGCTTGGGTTTTAATTTGTGATTCGAGCGAGTGGATCAGGGCGTAGAGGTCGCGGATAGAGTTTGAGGTCAGGCGACCGTCGAGGGTGCCATCGGATTTGAGAACTGTGGGTGGATTCTTCAAAGGCATAGATCAAATCAACCCCATTGCTCTGCCATTCCTTCTGCGATCCCAATCAGGGTACGGCTTCGATTCTTCCAGCGATCAGGCGATGGCGGCTCTCGATGAACTCTTGCTCGTCTGCCTTCTACAACCTTAGTAGGTTGAAGCGGTGGCAGTCCTTTCAACCATAAGCACGTCGCTTTGGTTTCACCATATCCAAACTGCCATGGCTGGATGATTTGATCCGGTTTTCTAAATCTGGAACTCATAATGCTGATTGGATTCTCGATTGCGATTTTGGGGATGCGCGCATTCGCCAAAGCCAGAAAGAATTGTATCGCCTCGCCTTGCTCTTTCAGTTTGTCCTTGAACCACCGTGCCCCGCTAACAGCCAGATGCGTACAGGGTGGGTGTGCGATCATCATATCCCAGTCACCATCTAGGATGCTTAGCACATCACCCTGAATGTGGTTACCTCGCCGTTCGGTAGGCAAAAGGTCACAGGAGATTGCGTGATGCCCTCGACGTAGAAAGGCGTCTCGAACGATGCCGCTGAACTCACATGCGATTAGTATTTTCATATTGAGATTGTAAGCCGGTCAGCAATTCCCTAATTAGGTCAGATCGTCGGACCCACGTTCGCATTCTCCTCGCCAAACATATTAAATCTTTGATATACCTGACCAGCCCATGGTTTGCCCCGAACCCATGAGCCTCTACGATACAGGCGGAATGGTTCGCTCGAATGAAACGACATTCTTCTATGCTTGAATTTAATCGGCTGAAATGGGAAGTAGAACTTGCGATAAAGTCCTGCGCCGTGGGGCAGCGTGTAAGTGTAGTCTACGTTATCCAGTCTGCATGTCAGAGTGATATCCGCCGTTGCGATATAGGCTACCTCGCCGTCTCTGAAATGCCCAAAGTCCCAGAGGTCGCCGGTCTCGAAATCAGTAACGTAATCCAGAACCAACGGCGGACACGGATCGAAAAGCCATTCGATATTCCAAAGTTTCCATTGATTCGCGTCTGTCGGCAGCAACCGAACCAGATGCGCCATGAACGGGATCTCAAACCCGTAATCTACCCAGCTCTCGCCGTTCTGCTGGATGATCAATGGACCTGTTGCCTGATTCGCCCACACACCGTTGATGCCATTGTCTGCCTGAATCTCCGCTGACCTTAGCAAATTCTGCGTGTCAGCCTTGATCCGACAGCCATAAAAATACTTCGGCCCGGCGCGGCCCAGGTCAGTATAGAGCGTGCGTCGAAGGTTCGTGTCGATCGGGCGAATGTCGAAGCTGGGTGCCCATTCGTAAAGCTCAACGCCATGCGCGGTCCATGTGAAATTAAGCGCGACATTGCGGGCTTCTTGGCCTAAACCAGAAGCGATGTCAAGGAACTGCTGACCGCGTGCAGCTTGGTTTACATTCTGACTTGCAAGCAGAGTTGAATAGCTGTCAAACCCAATGATCGTTGCTACGTTCGCCCCGGTAGTATTCGCATCTACCATCACATCACCGAACAGCTTCTCCGCCCGTGAATCCCCCATGTCCATGCTGCCTGTTCGAACTATGCTGCTGATTGGCGTGCCCGCGTCGGTGCTACCTAAAAGCTGATAGAGTCTTCCATCTACCCCACCAAGCAGCATCGACCGCACACCTCGACCTTCTTCGCCGTAATGCCTCGCAACCCCCACGCCGTATACATCCAATGACTCCCAGCCAACCGTCGTTCTAACTAAGGTTCGTCTTGCCGCACTCGTATCCAGATAGTCGAAGTAAAGCACTCCGTCATAGAACTCTAACGTCATCGCGTTAGGCTGCGTGTAGTCTGGGGGGTTGATGCCATTGACTACCACGCCCGGCTGACCATCATGTGGAAATAGCGGATAGAGGTCTGCGTTGGTCAGGGATTTAGGCTCACCACCGTTGCTGATATAAATCCCGTCCTCGCCGATAAAGACAATGCCCTCCGGTGCCACACATATGCCAAAGCGCGCGTAGAGTCCTTTGCTATTCGGCACATCCTGCGCCTGAATGCGAGTTCTGACTACGTTATCTGCCCCGGTGTCATGTCCCACGTTCACGCGGAACATCCGCTTATTCGAAAGCACCCACGCCGCGCCATCAAACAGACACCCGTTCATCAATGGTTCAGACGGAGAAGTAATTTCATTGCCAATTACATCAGCAGGCGCGGAGTCCGAGTCATTCCCAGTGGTTACAAACAGCGTCCCTTCCTGATTCGTCGCCCCACACGCAAGAAACCTCACCGCGCCGTCGAGGTCAATAAACGGCCCCCACATCGCGGGCAACGGCTGCCCCTGGATCAGTGCGTCTGGGATGAAGAAGCTGACTGCGCTAGTCAGGGCTCCCAGGTTATCCACCACCTCAAGTAATGATGCGGAGATAACTCTATACAGAATGGATGGAACCCCATTCACTATGACTAGACTTCCTGGAGCCCATGCTGGATTAAATGAATCTCCGCTTGTTCTGGTTATCATTGTTCCCGAAACAGTACAGGTTCCGGTTCTAGGAATGTCTAGTACAGGAAAGGGCTGATATTTATCAAAGTCTAATCCTGAGTTTCCCGCGACCGTATCGTCTGGAAAATCATCATTAAAGGTGGTGGTTGCGTTTGGGCCAGTTCCTATATACCTCCATACGTTCAGGCTTCCACCAAACCGAAACCAGTCAATCTTGTCTACCTGTGCATCAGAAGATGCCGTTGCAGATAGTTGAACCCTCTGCCGATGGGGTATAACCCCACTTCGATTGGCGGGAGAAGGATTGGAGATTGCGCCCGACTCACTGGCGCGGTATCTAAAGCGATAAGTATAAGGTGTGCCTATATCTCCCGAGTCAGGTCCGAACGAGCCTCCTACCCACCATGATCCAAACAAGACTCCTATCGTATCGTCTGGAATGCTCGATCCTGTATTGTTGGCAAAGGTAATCCTTATTCTTATAGCTACTACATTTGCTAAGGTCTTGTTTAGGTCGCTTCCTATCCGCTGTAGATCAGATATTTTGATTCTGACCGGAGTAAATACATTGATGCCCAAAACCGGAATGCCACCGGATGGATTCCCAGGATTTATTGGTGGATCACTGGTGGAGTCAAGGGTTGCTATTCTTCGTCTAAGATTCTCAGCACGGGTCAGGTTTCCATTTCTGATTGACTTAGCAAGTCTTCTTTGAAGTCGGAGTCTAAGTTGAGCGTCCGTCTCATCAGTAGATGTTGGAGCATCACTGATTTGCTGACTAGCGAGTTGAGAGGACTTTGCCGAGTTGGATTGGAGTGCCCCCGTAATAGTGGCATTTAGATCAGAGGGCCGTAGAGGTATGTAATAGTAGTTCCGGGTAAACGAACCATCGTCCACATCCAACTGAAAATGAACCTCCTGGATGGCCTGAGTAAAAAAGGGATCATAGGAGTATATCTCCAGATTCATTTCATCATCATCCTGTAGAGGACGACCATTAACATTAGCTAGATCAAGAGCGACGGTGCGAGTTGCCAGGGCTACAACGGAGGCTCCATCAGCCAACAGCAGGTTGGAGGCGTTTAGCAACCGCCATGTTATCGTCCCCGCAGACGCGTGATTGTTGACGAAGAATGCTCTGAAGGAAAGAATCCCGCTTACTGCCCCCCCTACTGTATGGTTCGATGTAGTAGAACAGCGTAGTGACGGCAAACCATCCGGCCCAAATGCTACTGATAAAACTCTGACATACTCCGAGTCGATTTTTATAAGAACATTTGGAACCAGCGCTCTCCGTTTGTGGGACGCAAGAACGATTGTGCATAGGCCGGTAGCGCCCGTGTCGTAGGTTATGGACGAGATAGTAGTAGTTTTGATTGATGTATAAACAGAGTCTATGATGACGACCTCAGCTCCAGATCCGTCCATCGTAACCATCGCGCCATCTTGATAAAGCCGGGAGTCTCCAGGAGTGGTTATGCCAATAGATGCCCATCCAGTAGAGCCTGTATCATAAAGGGCCGCAGTGATTGTATCAGTAGGAAATCCGCCTGTGTTGACTACCGCAAATAGCCCTGTACCCGCAACCCATGAGGCCGCTGTATTGATTCCAGTTTCTATTGTTGTGGATTGAAATGAGCTTAGAGTTGGTATGTCAGAACTGGGGCCACCTGAGGGTCCAATCGGCGGCGCGATCCCCATGTTACGAAACGTACGATTATCCTTGACCTTACCCATTTTGTTCGCATCCCCGACGTACATGAACGGCTCTGGGGATTGCGTTGGGCGGTGGGGGATTAGCGAGAGAGGATTACCGCTGAAGCCGGTCGCTATCGCCGTGAGTTCTGTGCCAGTGAAACTTGTCCCCGCGTAAAGCCCTGTGCCAGCACCCACCACGCGGAGGAACTGATTGGCCGCTCCAGGAACATCATCATTTAACCTGCGGATTGAGTGGATCGTCGCGTTGCCGGTTGGAATGAGTGGGCTGGGGTTTATCGCGGTCATCCCCGGACGCTGAATCAGAACCCCCGTGGAGTATGATCTAACGTTTTGCAGGACGGCATACTCATCAGGGGCAAGCAAGTCCCCCGCCTTCCCGAGCACCATCCCCCGGATGATCATCTTAAAAGATTTGCGATCAAACTCAGGCATGACCTTATCTCACTCGCCTCGCGCTGATATAGCCACCTGTGGTCATCGTGCTCACCCCAAAAGCTGCAAGTCCCACTAGGTAGATCGTGGTTGTGCCTGCTAGAGATATACGCCGTCGCGGGATCGAATGAGTGATGGCGTTGGAAGAGGTAGCATTTCCGCGGAAGTCATCAGTGAACGTACCCGCAGTTGTATCAAGCGTGTTGTTTACCTGGCTAACGGAGGACGCGATCTCACCAATGGTAGTAGTCCCAGCGGGGGTAAAGTAACACACCGAGGCCACGTCCCAGTCGCCTGCTGTCAGGCTAATCGACACGATGGTTTTGGCAACGCCGGTAACAAGCGAGATCGATCCCACCGCAGCCGAGCCTTCGATGAACTCTCCTACCTTTCCAGCGGCGGCGTTGTCATTCGTGGCAGTCCCACTGATGACAAATGCCCCGGTAGGTCCGATATAAAACCTCTGCACGCCAGCCGCTATTGGATCACCACCAATCGCGTTTGATTGATAGATAGCGAAGTCTCCAAACGCGGTGTTGTCTAATCTGATCGACCAGTTCCTCGCCCCCGCAGCGGGTTGATCGGAATAGAAATCCAGCCTTGATGTCTGACCCTGGATGCGAAGTCCAGTCTCGCCGATTACTTTGAGATGCAATGCAGCGAGCGCCGTAAACGGAAAGAAGCCAAAGCCGGTGAAGTCTCTAAACTGCTGTTGCCCAAAATACTGTTTGGTGTCGGTCACTCCCCAGATTCGGGGGTCGGTGGGGACTATAGCGCCATCAGCGGTCGCGAAGGGATTGAAGTAGATTCCATAACCTGCGGTGGGTGCCCATGTAGCGTCGGAGTTATCAATCACTACATCATTTGCTGCGATGACCAGCCCTCCAGATGCATGAGCAACAGCAGTAGTGCCGTACTGCCCCCGGACCACGCCAGTAAAGGTAGTGGGGGTGATGCCAGTATAGGTAACTGTTTCCAGCACTGAAAAATCAGTAAGACGCAAAACGCCTGTCGATGGAAACCCAACCGTGGTTAGAACGGTGATTGTTACATCTCCTGTTCCGATTGCGCCGTTTTGCAAAGTCTGTGCATGTTGGCCCCTCCAACTCCCCCCGAAGAAGAATGTATTAATCGGAAACCCCGCCGCCGTGGAGATTGGTTTTATCCGAACACCCTGTTCCGCCGAACCAAGACAATTGGCAAACATGCAATGGTCGGTGAAGCGGAGTTCGGTGGCCGCGCTGTTGGCTGTCCCATCCTGAGAGATATAGAGGCTGTCAAATAACCAGTTGGCGAGTGTGCCGGTTTTGCCTAATCGTAAGCCGATCGTGTTGTTATTGACAGAAACCATGGAGATATTACGAGCTACTCCCGCATCGCCATAGTTATTGGTGATCTCAGTACCACCGTTGAAAGAGGCGACCCCATAAGAGTCAACATCAAAGCCAACTCCTGTATACCCCCAGATGGAGATGTCTTGTATGTCCGCGTCAGGGGCATGCATGACCTGAAGCCCGATGCCGCAGGCGTTGTTACAGTCGAAATGGAGACCTCGCATGGCAAATCCGCCGATAGGCCCCGCGATTCGCGCCATTACAGCAGTGAGAGATGTCATGCCGTTCCAGAATATTCGCACCGCCGAGAGTGGAGTAACGTTGTTGAGACGAACGCTGCCCGCGCCGATGATTGAGATACCTGCATAGGTAGAGATAGTAGTGGAGGTGCCGTCACCGATGATCCATGTAGAGTTGATTTTATAGTTGCCTGGAGGGATGTAGATTATTCCCTTTCTTGCCGCCACGGCAGCAGCTAGTGCTGCATTAAAACCTGGGATGGAATCGAGCACGCCGGTTGGGTCCGCGCCGTAAAGAGGGTCTGTGACGTTGTAGACCTGAAACCCGGTGGTGGTTGCTGGGGGTGCACTGCCTGATGTCGGAGCAATGAGGTCAAATAGCGTAAAGGTGGTAATCCCTATGCCTGAGAATTGAACATCGAAGTGACTGCCCTCTGGCGCATAAAAGAACCAGAAACCGTCAGACGCGGATGTGAAGGGATTGGCCTTTGGGGTGCCGGAAGCGTTGCTATAGACCGTAGAAAGATTCGTAGTCCCGGCATCGAAGATAGAAACGGTACAGAGAGGGAAGGACTGCTCTACTTTTGTGGTTGAGGATAGCCCCTCAGTCAAAACGGAACTGCCGCCTTCCTCAGCCCAACCAAAAATCTTTGTGTTAGACATGATCTACGCTGCCTCCTCCTCGCGCCGCGGTCGCTGTATCCCCTCTGTCTTGCTTCCTGATTGCAGCGCCTTGAAATACTTCGCCGCGGCCAAAAGGCGTGGGTTGTTCTGGGTTGCGAGACGATACATATTATCCAGTCCGGGAAGGGTTGCCAAGAACTCAGAGCCTTGCATTTTGAATGCGGCAAGGTGCGTAGCGTACATAAGAATGGCTTCATATTGTTCCCTACCGATCTGGAGAAAGTCAGAACCGGCAGTCGGGACTGGCATGTTCCGCAACACCTCAAGGGTTACAGAGGATGGGGTAGCGTCAGGCGTTGGGGTCACGGCGATAAGGTTCCGACCAGCGACGGCAAGAGATGTTGGCGGTGTGAGCGGAGTTGCAAGTTGGTTCTGCCAATTCGCACGTAGGCTATCTAAATCATGTAGGCTGTTGGGGAACACGTTACGCCCGTTGATCTGCGCGAGCTGGACGGTGGCGGATAGACCAGCGAGCTTCAGTCCTTCCTCCCAGCGTTGCTCACAATATTTACTTCGCAGGGGATCTGATGCCTGCCCGTCCTTGCCTAGTAAGTCCGCCAGCGCACCGAACCTCACCACCCATGCGAAGTCATCAGGAATGCCAAGCAAGGTCGCCGACACTGTTGGGTTGAATGCCGCCCCCGCGTTTACCGTTATTAGTTCAAGCGAGCCAACAGGCGCAGGCGGGGGGATGAGTTGCAGACTGACATGCGGGGTTAGGATTGTTGAATACGCTTTAGGCGTGGCTGCGGTATTCTCCCAGTTGTGCGAGAGAGAATTCGCCTCCCATTCATCCGCCTTCCAGAGGGTTTTATATGTGCCTGTGGTAGCATCCCGCCATGCCGCACGCCGTATGTCGATGATTTGATCACTCAGGGCTACACGATCAGAGACAGGGACAACGGTGGAGCGGGATAGAACCAGCCCGGTTTCCAGAAGAAATTGATCCCGTCGTCGTTGGAGCGCGGAAGCTAGGTCATCAAGAGTAAATTGCTCCGTGCCTGCCCATCCTGCCGGCCAGTTCACCGTGTGAGACTCAAGCAGGTTATATTCGAGTTGATTGATAAGGTCACGGTCGGTAAGCGTGTAGCCAAGAAGCGCGGGAGGGTTGGTTGCGCCGGAGCCGCAGTCGGTAGTTGATGTCAGATCATAGAAGGTTTGGGAGGCTGTGGTAGAGAGTATGCAGCGATCTCGGGAAAACTGTGCAGCGGCATTCCAACACCTTAAAGACTCTACTACCCAATGCTGTAATTCATCCGCTACCCAGAAAATCTTAAGGGCATCCAGCCTCGCGGCAAGATCAGTGACTGATTGTGTGAGCGTCTTCCATGACCATGCCACATTGAGACCTCATCTACTTCGGTTTGGCTTCGGGTTTTACTTCGGGGATTGGAATAGTACCCGCTGCTTGTTGGGTCGCCGGTTCGTATTGATGCGACCCAAAGTTGTATGAGAATCCATCTGGAATTTTATACTTCTTTTCCACGCTAAGAAGCGCAATTTGAAGTGACTGATAGGCATTGGCGATGCGGAGAGCGTCTTCCTCAGTGATACGAATTGGTTCGAGCTTTGGCTGCTGTGGATGTGGTGCTGAGAGCTGCTGGCCCGCGCTAAGGCAGACACAGGCCAGCAGGACTACCAGAATACAAGTGATGGTTATCCGTCTCATCTACTCATCCAAGATTCCGTTAATCACATCCCGCGTCGCTCGTAGGATCGCTAGCAGCTTAGTGTTCGCGAGGATTTTGGGTGCCGCCTGCTTCAGCAAGCTCGGCAACATCGGTAGCATTACAGAAGTTAAAAACGTCACCCAATAGCTTGCCGATAGCGACCCCATCGCCACCTTAGCGTTCAAAGCTGCGACCGCCCTCTGCACTTTGGGCGAGGAAGCATGCTTCTCGATTGCCAGTTGATGTTCTGTTTTAGGCATATGTTCGATCTCCTTAGCGGGGAGTTTACCTGCTTACCTCGGAGATGTAAACCAAGACCATGCTCTATGGCTTACGAACGTTTCCATGCGCTATGTTCACAAGCACTGACTCATCAATAGATCATAACGATCCGTGTAGAGTCAAATACTTCAGGCTGCTTCTCCCCTCTACGAGTAGCCCATGCTTTAGGCCATCGTTCAGGATCAAAAGCAGCATGACACTTAGCGCAAAGCCGAGCATAGTCCATTACGTCATCGAACCTATCAGAGATGTTAGCCCACTGAAATTTTCCGTCCGTTGTGCCACAATGCTCACATAATGATGGTGCTCCGCGATCCCGATAGACTCGCTTGTGTGCAGCCTTATAGCTCAGCGCACTGGCTCGTGAGCGAAAAACGGCGCTCAGTTTCAGTTTGGTTTCTTCGCTCGATGTCCGTCCTTTCATTGCATGACTAATCTTAGCTCTACGCTCTGGTCGTTTTGCCGCTTCTGCAATCCCCTTGATCCCCTCTGGCGTCATTTTATGTGGAGGTTGTGGACCTCTGAAATGATTCTCCTTTGATAGGCATCCACAAGACCGTGTGCGGCCCAAAATAAAAATTGCCTGATTCACAGTGGATGTCTTTCCGCAATCGCATTGGCAAACCCACGCTCGTAGCCGCCGGGGGCCAAGTGGCTCACCTAAATACAATGCGACCAATCGTCCGCTGCGTAATCCAGTAATGTCACGTCGATAACTCATTCAGGCGAGCCTTGCCGCGCCGCTGAATTCTTGTGGGCAATGTTAATTAAAACAGATTCATCAGCACCGCATTCTATGAACTGAAATTTATAATCTGGCCTCTCGGTGCAGGGATAACGTCTGAGGCCAGTCACATTCTCCCCATCTTGAAATGGCGTCGGCCCCTCAGCCGAACTCGCGTTGATGATCTTGCCTGAGTAGGTGTCGCTTACGAAATCATAGTTTGATAGGAAGACCGTCTGCATCCTGGCAAGGCAAACTCTTACGCCTCGTCCGAGAAGGGAGTGCGCTACCTTCATCGCTTCAGTGTCAGGAGGTAGATCACCTACAGCCAGCGATGAATCTATTGCTTGGTCCACGTCCCGCTGCGTGACCGGAACCGGACCATCTTTGTGCTTACCCATTTGTGTCTATCTCCTTTTAGTCCATCAACCAATACCAAAGCGAGGTAAGATACCAACGCCAGAAGGTCACAGGACGTTTGTGTTCGAAGTCTTGCATATCAACTATAAGATCATGTCAATCGTGCAAGCGCCAAAGCAGCGATCAATCCAAGCACCAACATAGGTGTCAGGCTCGGCTGGACGACCATCAGTACGATGCAAAGGATAAGCACGACCACTGCGATCAGACCCCCGATTGACCATGCTCCACCTGATGGACCAGTGAATGTGATGGGCATTGATACCTCCTCTCGGTTACCGGATTAGAGACCGGGGATACGCCACGATCTTTAATAGTCCCCACGAAGGGGCGTACCCCGGCCGGTTTTTGCGGCGGAATCATCGCTCGCTGTCGCCGCAAAGCTCATTTAGGATTTACGCCGGTGTGTCATCCGCCTTCAATTGATCTACCTGGGCCTGCAACGCCGCAGCCGCGTCACTGATTGCGCTGGTGTTGTTTGATACCCGAGTTGACGCCGCCGCTACAGCCGACTTGATCGCTGCGAGGTCACCGCTCGAAGCCACCATAGCCGCAAGCTGCTGAATCTCCTTACTGATCGCATCCGTCGCTGAGGTCAGGGTTGCATTGAAAGTCCCGATTGCCTCGCCCTGCGCGTCTAGTTTCGCATTTAGCTCATCAATTTCTGTGCTCATTTTTTGAATCTCCTTATGGACTGCCTTGATTGATTGTTTGATACCGAGCAGGGCTTGCAGGATGAGATCGCCGACAAGCCTGATTACGGCTGTCAGGGAATCGTCATGGTCGCCATGCTGTGATTTAAGGTCGCTCATGGGATGAGTATAGCACGATTTTACGGAACTACCTTACGAACCGTCTCCTCTCTTCTTCTCTACCGCCCGATCCTCAACTCGCTCCTCCTCAGCTACTCTGCCCGCACGCTCCGCGATACTTTTCTCGCGACCTTCAGCCACACCTGCCGCATGTTCCTCAGCACCAGTGGCTTTGATTAACTGTTCCATTTTACCATTGATTTGTCCGTGTACTTCATCCAGCTTACTTGCGGTCGCAAGAGCTATCTCCGTATTTTTGGTGCTCTGCTTGCGAGCCGAGACGGCTACAATCAGATTGCTTATCGCCGTGATGATCAACGGTAGTCCCACAATAAGGGCTAAGATAACTGTGTCGCTCATTCACTGTTTGCCTCCCCTACTTATACCGCTGCAACCCATTCTCCATCAAAACAGCTTCATTCTCTTAAAAAACGCAGGAATAGACAATACAGTCCCAGCCATACTGATAGCCCTGCTGGCTGCAATACGACTCGCTTCCACCACCCGCGACACAACCGAGCGTGAAGATAACACTCTCGTCCCAGCACTTGCTGACACAGTGTTGATCTGTTTGCTGTGGATGTATTGGGGCCGCGCTTCGGGCCGTTGTTGACCCAGAACCCGCAAAGAAAAGAAAGGTGATAGCTATAACAGCTAGTATGGTTCGCCTCATTGTTGATTCCCCCTATTACGTTCCGAATTTTCCTGATAACAGTTTGGTTTTGAACTGCTCGATCATCCAAAGCATCTCGGCGCCATCGGAAAAGGAACATGAGTAAAACGCCTTTCCGCTTTTATCCTTGCCAATGCAGAGAAGCTTTTCGCACTTCTCTTCCGCGTTGGCACGTACTATATCAACGGGGAGATCACCCGCTGTCCAAAAATCGCCGACGATGATATTTGACTTTGCTTCGTTATCCATCTCTTTACTATCTGAACGTAATCGTCATCGCGTCACTGCCCAAACAAAGTCGAGCGAGCTGCCCCGCCATTGTACAGATAGATACGCTCCGTACCGCTCAAGGGCGAGTAGCAGAAAATCACCCATTTCACGTCGCCGATCCACATACTCGAAGCGTTGTCCGAACCGAGTCGAAAAGTGGACATTGAATTGGTTTTGATCGTCGATACAACGGTAGTTACCGGCGTTTCGTTATTGACCGAGATTGAGATGTTCGTTCCATCGTACGCCGCAGTGATGAAGTACCAGTTGTTGTTTGATAGCGAAACCGTACTTGTAGCCGTATGGCTATTCGCTGTCGTCCCGTCGTCTGATGTTTTGAAAACAACATGTGTGTCGCCGGCGGGGACGTAGACGAGCCATTCATTCTGGTCGGTCTGGTTCCAGTCGGCTACGCTACCTATGCGCTGCTCGTTGCCCCTCTCAATCTGTATCGGTCGGAACCAACCCGAGAATGAGAATCCAGTCGAGCGCGCGTGTAGCGTATGGAATGCGTTTATCTGAGCCCCCGCGCCGCCGCCGCCGCCTGAACTTGGGAAGGTGACATAATCCGTGTTCTGAACGCTGTTGGCCGCCAGATTCGCGTGATTATTGCCCCAAAAATCCCAGGCAGTAAACGAGCCGCCGGGCGGCACTGTATTCCAAAGCGGAAAGACCGCCTTGAGTTTCGCGGCAAGCGATGTTGGCGCAGGGAATCCAAATGGGCTGGTAAGCAACGGGAACACGGCATCACAGACAAACGGGCTGCCAAACTTTGCCATGTGGATGCCGCCACCAACGAAGTTTTCTGGGTGAGTAGATTGTGCGTCGTGGACCTGGACATTAGCCGCGACTATTGGATCAGCGGCAAGATCAGCCAGCGCGTTCCAGTGCGTGTTTGCGTCGGCCCTCATCGCACCATCAACCGTGAATCGATCCGTCAACTCCCATGCTTGGAAATCCGCATCGGGTACAGTATCGAACGCGGAGGCGGACATGGTGATTGGCACCGTGTACCATCCCGCCGCCATGCCCATTCCACCATAGGTCTTCATCAGGTCTATGGCGTGAGCAACGGTGTCTCGCGGAGTAGTCAACAGTCGGCTATTAACAACCTCCCACGTCACCAACACGTTGTGTTTACCTGCGTCGTGGTGGGGCGCGATGATTTGAAAGTCGGTGGGGTTACTGTCAACGATCATTTGCTCCAGCGTGCGCCCAGCTACCGCATCGTTGAACCAAAATACTCTGCCCGGCCCGTAAGCGGCGTCGAATCTTCGGCCCAGAACGGCGGCAATGTTACCGTACTCCGCCCCGTCCATTGAGAAACCTGAAGGGAGCGAATTACCGGTAATGTCTAAGATGCCGCCAGGTAGCGGACTGTTGCTGACCCGCGTTTGTCCGCCGAGTTTCGCGCCGCCGCCGAGCCTCGTTTGCCCGAACGAAACAGCGACTGACAGAATGACTAGAACCGAGATTATTGTGAACCGCTTCATTTACTTTTTAAGGAGCGCTCGTGCTCGTCGCCCAAATTGCAGTAGCCGATTGTGTGAGATCATACGTTGCATATCTCACTGTTCCACCGTCGTTGAATTGAAAGACGATCTTGTTGCCCTTGATGTAGAAGTTTACTTCCGCGCTTGATGCCGGATTGGCGGGGGTTGCGGCTTTTTGAGGGAGTTGAAGAGCCGAACCGTTGGTACTTGCGCCGCCAAGTTTTAGAACAGATGCCGCAGCTCGTGTAAGAACAATGTCGTCAGTGCCTGCGGGCTTAGCGGAAGAACTGATAGATAAGCTTCCCCCGTTCCCAAGAAAAACGCCGTCTCCCTGAACGTGGACTTGATTAGCGGATCGATCAGCAATCAGCCGAGAGAAGCCGGGTCCCGCCAGATATTCAATCCAGAAAGAATTATCACCGGTGCTTGCGGTTCCGGCAAAGACAGCCTTGTTATTCCCCGACGACATGTCGAAGAAGTAATTCGCTGTCCCCTTTGCCAGGAACCGTTGATGAATATTCGAGTCGCTGCCGGTTGCTGCAAGCGTCACGGTTGCGGGATTCGCTGTCGCAGCGCCCGTCACAGTAAACCCATCGACCATCGAGCCGGGGATCGAAACCGTGATAGGGCTATCAGTGAACGCCGTTGACGACGAGCGATAAGGGATTACGAGATCGGTTGCGTTGATTGTCGTTCCACCGCCGCCCCCCGCAGGAACAGTGTAGTTTCCTGTCCCGTCTAAATACTTCGTAGCGTCATTGGGGAGAACTGGAGCAAACCCGTGCTTGGTAGTCGAGACGTTATTGGTAGTGTTGGCCGCAAGCGTGATGTCCGCCTCTACAATCGCGGAGATAGTCTCCGTAACGATATTCGATGAGTTGGAAAAGTGAGGAATGCCCGTAGCCGCCACGCCTGCAAGTATGCGCTGATAGCTCGTCACTGAAGCGGGAGCAGCGATTTGAATTGATGTTGTACCGAGTGATGGAGCAGCGCCTTGAGTGAGTTCCAGGTACCCTGCGCCTGAACCTGTCCCGATGAACGCGGCGGCGGTTACGTCTCCTGTGGCTACTACACTGGATGGAGTAATCGCCCCAAGTGTAAACGTCGCTGCCGGGGTGGTCGTTGGATTTGCGACCGATGCTGATACCCCATTGGACGTGACTACTGAAAAGCTGGTGACGGTACCTGATCCCCCGCCCCCGCTTCCATTAGCCGCAGCGGTTATCCTGCCCTTGGAATCCACCGTGATATTCGCGGAGGTGTACGACCCTGGCGTCACTGCCGTGTTGGCTAGAGTGGTAGCCATCGACCCAGAAGTAGTCACGTCTCCGGTCAGATCACCCACGGTTATGTCCGCCCCACCATTGCCTTTTATAAGACGATTGAGGGTTAGGGTTCCGGTGTTTGTGACTGTTCCACTCGCTGACCCACTTGCGAGGATCGTCCATGTGTTGGCTGTATTGCATTGATAGATGCCAACAGTCGCGGTGGTTTTGAACCATACATCGCCGACCGCGCAGGTAGCGGGGAGGGTTGTGGATTTCACTATCCGCCTCGCGGTGGATGTGGATGTCTGAGCCGAGGCAAAAGAGCTGGAGCACACCACCAGAATCAGCAGGAGAAGAAGTCTAGCTAAATGTTTCATGATGATATGCTCCAGACTTGGGTTAGTCGTAGTCATCGCCCTTGGTTTTCGATGGGCCTTTGGTGATGCCGACTGAGGAGCCAGGGCCAGGTTTGGATGCAAGGTCGGTGGCTGAGACGCCATGAATCACACTTGCCCCGCCCTTTTGATAATCACCCTTGTCACAGAAGACTTTGTATCCGCCGAGCTTTGGGTCTACAGCTTGAGGCTTGGAGAGCTTCGAGTTCGGGTGCGAGTAGGGCGGGTTGGACTTATTTTTGAGTTGGTCATGCGAGCCGAGGTCGGAAGGGCCGCTGAGGCCTGATTTGTTTTTGATGTCTGCCATGAGAATTTCTCCTTAGACTAAAGATGAGAATATAATAGCATGAACATGCTGCCTACCAGCCATCACCCCAACCAAAGCCGACATCATGGTTTGCGATGAATGATGCGTTATAGGGAAAGCCTATGTGGGGCAGGTCACGGAGCAGCCAATACTGCTGACACGCTTCCTCATCATCGCGCTCCGCACGTTTAAGCATGTCGATATAATTCCGCTGATGTTCAATTGCTGCATCTCCCCAACCGACGCCTTTTAGAGATGCATGCCTGCCCATGTTTATCTTCGCCCAGTTACAGGCCCGAACAAGGGCGCGTTCCAAAACCAGTTCGTCTGAGATCGCTGGCGGCAGGGACTCTCCTGCGAGTAAATCCACCCCGCGCTTCTGATAAACGGCGAGGTAGGCACGCTCGAAATTCGGATGCGGATGCATCTCCCAGCGCGGAACCTTGGTTGTGGTGTTAGATGGGATTGAGTACATGCCATAAGGCAGACCTGAAAACGCACGGTTCGGATCGATGAGTTGAAGCTCCTGCGCGGTGCCTGCGAGCTTGACGAAGAAGTAGTTGGTAGATGGGTCACAGATTGCTACCCAACGGAGGAAGTCGGTTTCTTCACTGCCGTCGTCTTTTATCGGCGGTCCGTAGTAGGCGCGGTAGCAGGCATATGCAGAAAGCGTATTGGTAGACTCACGATAGGCACGTTTGAGAACCATCGCTCCAGTGCCGCCGTTATAGGATGCAATTTCGTAGAGCGGCCCACCAGCGAATCGAATTTGCCGCAGGGTAATGACCGGGTTAGAAAGCGGGGTCAAGGCGGTGATCGCGGCGGCGGATGCTTGGACCGCGGTGCTGAACTGAGTAACAGAAAACGTGCCTGTGTTGATCTCGCCGGGAGTGAACAGAATCCCATCCGCGAGCAGGAAAGACCAATGGCGCCGAGTACGGATTTCCGCCCACGCGCGCTGGATGAGTTTCTCACAAAGGAGAATCGGCAGCACGTCGATGTGGGATTTTAGTTCGGCGGTCAGGTCTTCTAGGGTAGACAAGCGTTACCTCCCGCCGCCCTTGCTGAGAAACTTAGGACGTGACTTCCCTTTACGTTTTGGCGGCATGGACTTCGAGGTTTCCATCGCTTCGTCCCCGTCTGGTTCAGCGGCCGGTTTGGACAGGGCGGATGATGAACTTTTGCCGAAAGGCTTGCCACCTCCTTTTGCAAATGGGGTGAACTTTCCTTTTGCCATAACTACCTCCTATTTATGGGTTACTTATGATCGGTGGCTTTCGACTTCGGCACAGGCTTGGGTTCTGGCTCCGGTTCGACTAAGACAAATTCTCCCGGAACAGTGGCACGCCCTGCCACCAATCTCGCCTTCAAATACTCCCCGCCATCCGCCACCACATCCCAGCTTTCGTTCCCGGCCTTATCGACATGCCTGAACGCCTCGCCTTTTGCGTAGATGTCATTGGAGATGCAAATCGACGCGGGGACGCCATGCTCGATAGGAGCATTGACGGCCTCATCTATCAACTTAGCTGTGTCAGCGTCGATCCCAGTGATGCGATACTCAGGTGCGAAAGCAGAAAGTTCCTCGTAGGTCGTGATCTTCGCCGCGACTAGTGCGTCAAACCCCGGAAAGGTCGGCTTCAGTTTGCCGGTACGCGGGGAGTCTTTCGCTGGCGTCGGGGGCGGTGCGCCGGGAGTGGTGTTGTCGGTCAGGTCAGGGGCGGCTTTTGCTTCAGCCCTAGCTTCGGCTTTTGCGTCGTGGGTTTTGGTCGTATCGGTCATTGAAGTTCTCCTTGCTGGTTCAGGTCATAGTCTTATCGTCATACTAGGGGTATGACGGTTATTACATGATTGCATGTTCCAAACAGCAGGGTTAGATTCCGCTGAAAACCATCCGCACTTTCGCAGCGGCGAGGTTCGCGCCTGACCCAGCTTGAGCGAGCTGATTGGTCACCTCCTGCTGCGCCATGAGCTTGCCTGCCGTGAAATCCCAAACGGCATTTGTGATTAGTGATCCGCCCCCGTTTACGCCGATGCATTTCGCGCCGAAGATTTTCTTTAGTCCGACTTTTCCGGGAGAGATCACATAACCGCCTGTGACATAGCTCGAATCGAAGGTGATGTCTACGATAGTTTCGGTAAGACCGTTGCCGGTGAAACGATTTGCAAAGGGAACCTTGGTGAAGGTTAGCGCCATGGGCTGTCTCCTTTATAACGTCCCTACCACTATGCTTGAGGCCATCATTAGATGATGGGCGAGGTACAGGACTGGGTTTAGCCGAGCGGGCACCGTTAGAAAGATGCCCACCCTATTATTGGCTATGGGGTTAAACGTTCAGGGCCATGCATCTCAAGAACACGAGATTGACGCCACCATCAACCGGGAGTTCCGCAGCCTGACCTATTACGTTTTTGATTCCAAGCACACCACCAGAGACGTAGGTGCCTGTCGCGTCGGCGATGGCATCCGCGGTGTTGGTGGTAGTGAGTTGGATTACGACATTACCATCGACCTTTGAGGTGACGGTAGCGCGATACAGCACACTCGCCAGCCCCCAGGTTTGGATGAAGGTGTAATTGCCTGCCGCCACGGTGTTGAGCGCGATGCCTGCAATCCTACCTTCTAAGGGAGCGGTGTTGGTTGAAGTTACTACGAAGTTCGCGAAGTCACTCCATGTCACGATCTGTCCGCGTGCGAGGGCGGTGACCGCTTTGACGTATTGATAGCAGCCACCACGGAGTGTTCCGGTTGTAGTGAGTGAGCGAGCAAGGGCTTCATCTTTTTCGACTGCGAAAGCCTTGCCGAGAATCCCTCTCCAGCGCGGTGATACAGGATCAGCGACGAGCGCACCCGGTTCGGGATCGTTCGACGCATTTAGATATCCTGTCGGCAGCCAGACTGCAAGATCGGTTCTAAACATTGTCGTTTCTCCTTTACCTTATGAGGTGAACCCGTAGATGACCTTGCCGCTCCACGGAGCACGGCAGATCAACTGAGCCATAACACGATATTGACCTGTCACAATCGACTGATTGATAACAGGGAGGTAACCGCGGAAACCAAACAGGAACGCATCGCTGTCAGGAAGGCGTAGCATCCATTTTCGACTGTTGATGAAGACAAAGACTTCGCCAACGGTAACGGTGGTAGATGCTGGCAGGTTTGAACTGGCTGCCGGGGAGGCTGAGCTGGTGAAGGTACTGGTGAGATAGTTTCCGTTCGGAGTGTTCTCGCCGAAGACCAAGCTAGGCGCATAGTCATCGACAATAAAACGCTGGTGGTTCAGGCGGATCGACTCAAACCCCCAAACCGGGTCCACCTCCTGACGATAGACTTGCTGAACCTGCACCTTCTCCATCATGTAAGCCATGCCAGCTTTGTTCACGATCCCAAGGTCTGGGGGCTCGTTTGCTCGCGTGGCACCGAAGGCTTGCTCGGTGAGAATGTTGTAGGTGATGGAGCCTGCCGCGCCACTTGCATCACCGCAGAAGTACGGGATGGAGTTGAGTGTGGTGCCGAGCTGTGCCGAGTTGCGGGTCTTGCCCCCATAGGTTGCGAAAACGTTCCCGTCCCAGCTACTTGTCACGCCGTCATTGAGAGCCTCGGAGATGCCGTCCATGTGGAGGATGCGATCATCAGCGATGCCTGTGCCGGAAGCTTGGCCATGTCGCCAGAGAGCGATTGCGAGTTGCTCATTGAGGGAGCGAACTGCGTTTTCGGCATGGACATCCGCAAGCGAGGCCACCGCGTCCGGCCCCTTTGCCTCAACGTCGATTTCTTCCTCATACTCTGTAACGGATGAGTAATAGTAGCGGGGCTGGAACTGAGTCGCTTCGAGGACTTGCGGTTTCGCCATCGAGAACGAGCCGCCCTTCGCATATGCCCCACCCGGCTGTCGTCCATAGAGAAAAGGTTGCTGCATAAGAGCACCGCCCTTGAAGGTCTCCACGAGATTGCGTCTCATGTAGGCCCAGAAGGGAGAGCCCTTGTAGAGAAGGTCTTCCACATATTTCGGGAAGATTTCCTTCTTTACGACTGTGTTGAGTTCGTCTAGTGCCGCCATTGGCAATCTCCTTTTAGAGCGGCCTTTTCTTTATGGACCTGAAACCTAGATGCCTATCCGCCTGCCGTGCTTCCTTCCATCGTAGCCCTGAGAGCGTCCGCTGCCCGAGCAACATGGGACTTGTCGGAAGTTACAGACGCGGGTCCATCTGCCACCTGCCCCTCATTCCCTTTGATAAGAGCCTGAACGAGAGATGGTGCGTTTGCTCGCTGGGCTACGGGAAGAGCAGCCTCGGCGCGGCCACGTTGAATGCCCTCATCTCGGGCCTTGGCTATGTCGGCCTCGTACTGCTCTTTCTGCTTCTGCTGTTGAATCGCCGTCGCGTTGTAAAGCTGGTCGAAGATTTGATCTGGATTCCAGTTCTTCGTCTCCATCATCTTGTCCCAGACGGCCCCCGGTGTGTAGCCCTTGATGCCAAGCTCGGATGCGCGCTGATTCAATTCATAGGTTTTGTTCGTCCACGCGATAAGGTCGGTTGCGGCACCCTGGATTTTGGTGTTGACACCTTTTTCGAGGGCGCTGTTGAATTCCTCTTTTGAGAGAAAGGAGGACGGGTCGATACGGTTAGGGTCTGTGACGGGTTGATAGCCGTTGCCGTTTCCGCCGCCTTCACCAAGAATGGTCGCAGGATCAATGCCATAGGTATGACGCAAACCCTGTTCGAGTTGAAACTGTCGGGTCTGACTCGCCTTTAGTTCATTGACCATATCAAGGTACTTCTTCTCGTTCGTCCCCCTGTAATCGACAAGCTGCTGTTGCAGGGTCGCAACGTTCTGCTTTTCCGCTTCTATCTCTCGTTCTTTGGCTTTGAGCGCGTCCTGATTGCGGGAGTAATCCGACTGCCGCATCACGGACGCCTTGATGTAATCTGCGACGGCGGGCACGGCCAGAACCTCGTCTAAGACCTTCCGTTTTTCTTCATCGACGGAGCCAGTCTTGAGTAGTTCCTCGTACCAGTCCTTGATTTCATCTATTCCGGGCATTTGGGTTGGTCTCCTTCCGATTGATTAGAATCGGTTCCAGAGGGTTATTGGAATGCTATCCGGGCGGTCCCATCGCGCCGACTGGCGGCTGGGTTCCGGGTTGCTGTTCGGGGAGAGATGCGCCGACCTGTACCAAACCTTCTGTAAGCGCGTCATTCGCCTTTTGAACGAACGGTGCCATGCCCTGCTGGTTCTGTGCGAGGGCGAGGAGCTGGGTCTGGATGTCGCGTATTTTACCGGCGAGTGCTGCGACGGGATCGACGCCGGGAGCGCCACCAGTGGGAGCACCGCCGAAGAGTGAATCGAATCCTGCGCCCGGCGTTGGTGTGGATTGTGGCGTTGGGGGAGGTCCACCTGGAATAGGGCCGAAGGGTGTTGCCATGATAGTTAGTACCTCCCACCGCCCTTTGGTGCGCGCGACTTGATGCGATGGGGTTTAGCTTTTGCACCTGCCTTGCCAGATTTAATCGACCCCAAATTACTTGGACCTTTTAATGATCCATTCCCTGCCGATGCTCCAGTGCCAATACCTGATGTCTTCATCGCTGTTTTCCTCCACGTTTTGGTCTGGATTTAGCGTCACGGTTTTTCTTGACTACGCCTGCCGCTTGCGCGAAGGCGGATGACTCGTCCCCAGTTTTGGATAATGCAGAATTAAAAACGTGAGACCATTGCCGTTTCTTTGAAGGAGTGTCGGCTTCCTTTGTATGCTTCGTGGCCAATTCGGGTCCGTAGGGCATTTAGTTTTCGCTTTAGTTCAGGTCTTGGGCGGCTACCTCGGGGGAAGTAACCGCCCCTTCGTCGGAGATCCAGATATGGCAATGCTTTCTGTCTCAGTTGGAGAAGTAGCACAATATGTTGGATAGAGTCAAGCGGGGGAGCGGATTGGGATGACCCAAATAGGTCAGTATCCGAATTGCATTCTACGTCGAATCTGCGCTTCAGATACGGTAGCGAGAAGCCTTTGATGACAGGTAGAGCAGACATGAAGGCGATCGATGGTTGGATTTTTTAGGCATGACACGCAGAGATTTCGAGGGCGAGTTTGCCGACGTTGGGCAGCACGATTGAGTGGAACGTTTTTGCGTGAGTAGCCCATCAGGATGTGGTCACCGTCGTTCGATCCGGGCGTGACTCCATCTTCGGCGCTTCCTCCCATGACGATGGCCTTCCGCCTTTTCCGCCACCACCACCATTTAGGGCCTGCGCGATAGCTGCCATTGGATTATTCGGGTCGGGAGGCTGAGACTGAGCGACCATCTGCTGCGCCTGAATCTGTAATTCGAGTTGCATCTTCTGCCAGTATTCCCAACGCTCAATCATGTTATTTGTGCCTTCTGGGAACGGGCCGAAGTTTGGAATGTCTAATACTTTCGCTATGTCCCAAGGGGAGATCGGGAAGCCAGCTTTGGAAAGTTGCAGGTAGAGAAGTTTAGTCGTCATCGCCTGCATTTGTGTGAGCGAGTTTGGAGTGATGCGGTAGGTGAAGCGTTGATAGTGACGGCGTTGACGTTGGAGTAGATCATACCCAGGTTCATCAGGAATCATCTTGCCAGGATCGGTGTCCAGGTCTTCGGGGGTTATGCCATCACGACCGAGGATTTTGAGACGACGGGGTAAGGTATAGAACTGAATGAAATTCGCTAATGCCATCTGCGCCACGGAGCGCATCGATCTCTCCATTGACCTCGCCATGTCTTGTGCGATGCTACCGCTCATCTCAGTCAGCTTGTCGATGGTAGAACTCTCAGGGATTTGATTTAGCTTTTGGATTTCTTGTAAGGCGGGGGTGCCCTGCATCCAGTCTTGAAGCCGATCCAAATAGTCGATCCACGCGGGGACAAAGTTAGGAATGTTAGAATAGCCTGCGGGGAGGATTGGTTTAACTACGTCACCCCCGGTTAATTGAAAATCCGCCATGATTGATTGGCCTGGTTGGCGAGGATCAAAGCGTTCAGCCTTTGTTTTATCTACGGAATTTTTGTCCCATACAAGAGGTGGTCTGAGGACTAGATTAACTTGATCATCAACTCCCCTCATCACCGAGTTGCGTGATCTCTGAATTGAGGCAACATCTTTGACGAGAGAAAATCCCAGAAATTCGAAGACCCATTGGTCACAACTGAACTGGCTGAGGGGTGCCATGCCATGAATCCAGAAACTAGGACCATCGTACATGATGCAAGTGTTCGTACCAATCATCAGACGCCGTTGCGGGAACAACATCGCATCTTGGGCTGTAGCAATGCGCCCATCTAGCAGAGTAGAACCGATAGACGGCACGGTGTAGGTTGGACCTCTGGAACCCCCACCGACGATCATCGGAGAGCCGGTATCGTTGTGGCTGACATCGTTGATATAGGCGGAATAAATATCGACTACCGGCCATGGACTTGATCTTGTCGTCTGGCCCTTTAGTCTCGACATCGCCCCGGTGATAAGAGAATGAAATGGATATTTGCTTACACTGCCACGCTTGGTATCGAACCTGTCAGGCTTGATTAGATGTTGGAACTCAGGCCAACGGCTCCAAGCGAGGGTAATAGGAGTTTCCTCGCGGATAACGACTGAATATGCATGCTGGATGTTTTTCGATTCCGGTAGCTGGATGGGGAGTACGTCCTTTGGGGACTTCGCACGGATTTCGATATCGCCTTGACCGTTGGGATGGTAGTACGGGTTCCATTCAACAAGCGCGTAGCCAGTTCCGACACCGGCTGCGTATTGCAGAACTTCCTTGATACTTTGATCTACGAAGCAATCGAAGAACCAGCTCTGCATTAGTTTATTGTAAGTTTCAGCTTGCCCATCGTAGGTACGGTCTCCGGTTTCATACCCCCAGAACGGTCGGAGGTTGGAGAGGATCGCAACCATTTCGCGGATGTTCCGTTTGGCGCGGTTGGAGGATATGTTCGATAGCTTACGGGGGAGCTTTTCCTCTACAGCACCACAGAGGATGGAGATCGCACGGTCGATGTCGGAGTAGGCGAGATTATTACGGAGAAAGGATTCGCCTTCCTGGATCGCCTCAGTCAGCCAGCCGCGATTGGCATGAGAGTTCGGGGGGAGGGCAGGGTTGTAGCGGGGGGCCATGTAGCTGCCGGATAGCATTGGGGTGTTGGAGAGGGGTATCGAATTTGTCCACGTCATAGTTTTACGACCATCTGAAAGCTCTCTACAGTTTTGATCCCCAAATATAGTTTACCAATAGGGTCATGGACAAAATTGATTATGTCTCCCCCACCATTAGGAGATTCTTCCCCATCCTTCCTTGCAACAACAGAGTGTCTTACGCCGCGTGGACCCAAACCGCTAACAATAAAATGGCATCCAATAGGAAGATAAAATGTAGCGGGCTGTTCTTCTGTTGCGGGGGAACTTGTGATTCCATAGCCCATTGGACGTAGCTGCTCATTTAGTCCTACAAGCCAGTTTTTTCCACTTGCCTCAATATTATTTAGGTCAGGGAGATCATCAAGATTACATTCAAGGATTGATGCGACACAGGCGTTGAAGCAGTTACCTTCGATTGGGCCATATTTGGTTTGGAAGACAGGCTTCATCTATTCCCCCTATCAAACTCCCATCCAACCAAATACCCCCTGCTCTCATACCTCTCCGACTTTTGATTGTTTTGCTCGATGGCACGCCGCGCAAACTCCCGTCCTTCATTGCTCATAGTTGACATCTGATGGAACAGGTCAGAGCGTTCCTGCCGGCGCATTTCGCCGAAGACGATTTCTTCGGTTTCGGCGTTTTGCTCGTGTTCCATTTGATCACTTAAATTCGCCTCGCGGTAGAAGCGGTCGCGGTCGCGGAAGTTTTTTATTTCGATACGCTCGTAGCCAGGCGGGACTAGGCGGCTGTCACCTGCGCCGGGGATGAAGAGTTTGCCGTCAGGTCCGCGGTAGTAGGCGGTGACTTCGGAGGTGAGTTTTTGAGACATGCGATCAACTCGTCCTGCCCCACCCCAACAACCCGGACATCTAATTGCGGTGACATCATCCCATGTCCACTGCTTAGTAGTTTTGTCACAATGGGCACAGAAGAATGACCTTTCACGAAACGAACTGCGCTTGAACTGCCGGTTGATCTTTATTCGTGCCATAGGATTGCTCGGAGAATACGTCATTACCTCGGGATTGTCGAGCAGGATCACCATCCAGCGGCTTTGGATAGGTCGTCCTCATTCCCATAGTCGTCTAATGTATCCGCCAGCAAATCAATTATCGGCTTGTTCGTATCCGGTGGCGAAATAACTGGCGGTGCAAGGGCGCGGATGCTCGGCGTGTATTCGCCTTTCTGTTTGTCGAGTTCGTGGAGGGACATATAGGCGATGCCCATGCCGATGTAGCGATCATCGGTTGCGTCGAGGTCGTTGTTGTCCGCGCGGGCCATCCAGATTTCGCTGTCGGTTTCGAGTTGGCCTAGTTCGGTGATGAGCCAAGGAGAGTTCAATATCACCCAACCAGCCTTGACCGCCTTGATTGTGAATTCCATCAGCAGTCGTCTCGACCAGCCATAGGTGTACCAGCCGATTTTGCGTGAGCGGGCCTTGTTGATGATCTTGGTATCAAGCCTGATCCACACATGGAAATTAGACCAGCCTGAGAGCCGCAAGTCGTTCTGAAGTGCATCTCCAGTTCCCGCACATTCGATTGCGATACGGCACTGCTGGCGTTTCGGCGCTGAGTACCAGGTTCCGATGGAGAGTGCGTGCGGCCACATATCAAGCGCACCAGCCCACGCGGATGCGTACTCGGCTACCTGCATGTCCGGTTCGCCAACGCGGGTACGAAGGACTTCGATAGTGGAGAGGTTACGGCCAATACCATCACCTGTGTCTATGCCAAGAGCGTAGTCGTAGCCCGAGCGCGGTTCCTCATAAACGATCAAACGGTTGTCGAATACGATGTCTGGGTAGTTGCGATATTTGATGGGTGTTAATTTGAAATTGTAGTCACGGTCACCCCACCCGGCTTTGATTGCGTAGCCATTTTTGGTCGCGTCGAATTCGGTGATGTCAGGAGTGAGGTCAGCGGATACTTTGTCTCCCTGTACGCCGTAGATACCAACCGGGGAGCGGGTTGCAAGTTGAATTGTTTCGATGAGTTCTGCGTTGAAGATTCCATGCTTCTTGCTGGCGAAGCAAGAAATATCATCTAGGGCCATCTCGCCGTAGAATACATTCAGTTCACCCTTACGTTCATGTTCTGCTCTGTCCTGTTCCCAGAAAAACATCTTCTCAACAGGCATCTTCCAATCTGTTCCAAGATATTTGGAGAGGTAGTCTTTGGAGCGAACGTAGTCAGCCGCCTTTTCCGACATTGCTATTGTTCGAGGTTCCGGCATCCAATCAGAAGGGACTTCGGGTTTGGATTCCAGATTGTGTTGACGGAGCCATGAGACAGTCGGCCAGAATTCTTGATCCACATAGAATGGAAGAAAGATTGGATTAAAGAATGATCTACGCTTGGGCCAATTCTCTTTAGCTGATGTCCAGAGTTTGTGTGACCAATTACCAATTCCAGATCCCGTATATTCCAGCACCATAAAGTGCCGGGGTGTCGGGTGGAATGATTTTAGCAGGGCCGCATCGACGATCAGTTGGGGATTCTGAAATTCTGAAAGCTCGCTCAGATGCACGCATGTTGTCGAATCTCCTCGGCCTATGCCCTTTTTCTGCCGACCATGTTGAAGCATGACGTAGCTGCCGAGGGTTGGGCATTCAAAGAGTGTTTCACCGGATTCGAATGGGCCGTTGATTTTCGACGGGAGGAGATACCAGGGCAGATTTATCAACGTCAGAACCATCTTGCTGCCCATTTTGTCGCGGGTATTGTCTTCATCGGAGCTGGCGATATAGGAGAATGTCTGACGGTAGAAAAGAGTGCGGTGGAGGATTGCCTGACCAACGAGAGTTGTCACGCCAAGTTGCCTTCCCTTTAACTGAAGTACAAGGATGGCAAGAAGAAGCTCTTCCATTTCCGACCAGACTGCTACTGTTATTTTTTGAGCAAGGGATGGCTGAGGGTGAACGATCTGCCCATCGTTGTTAATAATCGTAGAGTAATTACGAAAGAAGTGCGGAAAGGACGTGCGAGCTAGGATGCGTTCTGATGATATGAAGTCGCGTTCATCGGATGTAAGATCGCGGGTCAGACGGCCTAGTTCAGGATCGTAGATGCCTTTAAGGTAATCGACGTAGCGTTGGGTTTCGGCGTCGGAGTAGTCAGATATATAAGAGATTGGATTATTAGAGTCATCCTTTTCAATTTTGAAGTGCGGGGTGAACTTCAGCTTGGGGATGATGTTTGAGAGGTTAGTGGCAATAATCTTGTCGCTATACAATTTTCCCTCTCGGAATATCCCTCGCCAGTTCAATCCGCCCTGGAATCATCACAGGCTCGACGCCGAACTGAATCTCAGCCACCCCTATAACCACGATCGCATAAAGCTGATGGCAGAATGGACATTCAGTCATGCGCTCATGCGGGATCACAATGGCCGAGGCGACCGGGTTGTTCCAGAGGATCTGGGGAGGTTCGCCCACATTCAACTTCACTCCCGGCCCGCAGCGTTGACACTGAAACTGGAGTTGCGGTGGTTGCTGGGAGGGCGAGGACAGCGGTTGACTCTCTGACATGGCTTCGTTCATCATCTGCTCCATCTTCTCGCCTATCATCTTGTCGTTGTGGTTCTCGCTCATCTGAGTCGTCCTCCATGTCATCATCTACCGCTTGAAATACAACATCAGTTATCGGGCTTGCGTCGAGCGCATCAAGGCTATCCTCAAGGCTACTGAGACCAATCGCCTGCGGGTTGTTGTTGATGACGATCTGATTTGATTTAGGCATGGGTAGCTGGCCACGGGATTGTAGCCAGCGGATGCGCTCGTTTTCGCCGAATTCTCCATGGACTAACGCTGTTTCGATTGATGTCTGAACGAGGGCACGGTTCGAGAGTGCGATTAAGGCACCTGTATACGTCTCTGAAACATCCTCAAGTGCGGCGACTGCAAGCAGGTTGAAATCCCTTCGAGAAATCTTCGCCTTTTCGATTGCGAGTTCGATGGTGCGCCCTTCGCCAAGGTCTATGAGGCTGTCCCACGCGCGGCGGAATGCGATTGCTTTTTTATCACCCGGTAATGCGTATCTGATATACTCTGCAATCAGGCTAGCATGTGGGTCCGTGCCGGGTCCAAGGATGCGTGACCAAGTTTCGTCTAGCGTTGCCGGCCGGACACTATCCGCCAGGCTTCGGAGCGAATCGAGTCTGTGTCTGCTAGGGGATTCGCTTGGATCTGGTTCTCCAGCTCCTCCTCGTACTCCTGCATTATCTCGTCGGTTATCATCGGCAGGAAGTCGCTTGGGCTTGGACTTTCGCCCACGCTTATTTTTACCTTGGACGGGGGGAGACGCTCCTCCAGCAGTGTCAGGAGGCGATTCAATGTCTGCGGCAGCTTGTACCATGATTTGAGTGTAACGAACATAGAGCTACTTGGGCCAACGGCAGCGGCCGCACTTTTTGTACCCTGCTTCGATCGCATCAGATACGGTCGTAAACTTAATTACGTTCCGTAGAAGCAATTGGCTCTGACGACAACGATCATTATTGGTGTTGGCATGAACCTTTTTGGTTTCCCTGTTCGCATAAAATTTTTTAAGCATTAAGTTGTGTTTTCCTTTTGTATGGCCCAACGGGGGTTGTAAAAGCCTCCTCAATAGTCCATCCACCCTTACCCAATCTATAAGCTAAAAGGGTCCATCGAACGTTGAGTCTATCTGCCCATTGAGCCATCGTAAGATTCTCACCCAGGTATTCGATCCGGCGGTTATTCCTTTTATTATTAAGTTGGACTTTCCACGGAACACGCAATCCCATAACGCATCGTTCTGCTAGTTGAGCCCAAAGAATGACACGACAGTCAGACGATTGAACTTCTGCCCGGTGAGGTCGATGATGCGAGTACCCGGCAATTTCAATACAGGCATGCTAGCTATTCGCCCCCATCGAACTTGAAAAAAGTGCCTGGAACATGCCTCCCCGCTTCCGTGTCCCCCTGATCCGCCTCGCGCACACGGTACATTTCAGATACACGCGGGTCCGGGATGGCCTTGTCCTCCGCGAAGATTTGCTTTTCGCCGGTGACTGAATCTTGGATTTCGGTGTCGGTCCATTTGTGATTGCTTTGGCCGAATTTCCCCCTCAAATCCAGCCTTCCATCCACATGAGTATGAATCACTTCAGCGTCAACAATCTGATCCCGAGTGACGACGAACCTCACCCGACGTGGAGTAGAGCGAATGGGTGGGGTCTGCGCTTGGGGTGAGGGTTGTGATTGAGATTGTGCCATTGATTACTTCTCCTTTTGTTATTGCCCCCGCATAGCTTTTAGTCCGGTTTCAAAAGAGCAAACGTGCAGACCATAGCCTATTCTAATTTGCGAGTGCTTTTCAAATCTGTATGTTGTTCTATCTTGGCCTAGTCTGCACGAGAGGAGAGTACGCTTTTACCCCGGAAGATTGCAAGTACCTAGACGGGTTAGGGAATCAACGCGGACCATCCTGATTTGAGTAAACCAGCTTGAATCTCGGACCCGAGTAACCATCACGCTCGATATGTTCTAGGAACATGGATAGCGATCTAGCCGTAAGACGGCGATCTCCATAAAGCGGCCGGTAGACGACGAGTTCTTCTCCGGTTTCTGAGTGAATAGCGATGCCGATTACGCCGTAGGTACCACCTTTGAAATGTTGGTAGATGCCTGGAATGAGCAGTATGCTCATACTTCCAACCCCCACGAGTCCCAACCCGCAAACTTCTCTCTCGCGAACATCTCTATTCTCCTTGCATATGGATACATCATCTCGATCCTCTCACGAACCTCATCAGGTTTTCGGCTATGCTCCCGGCGTGGACCCTTAACAACCTGACGGATCATAGGCTGCTGCGGCCGCATGGAACCTCGGCAGCCGAGTAGAACCAACTCCACATTGCTTGCCGTGTAGTAGCCAGGATTCTTCGTCGTATCTCTATTACCCTTGTTGACCTTTTCCCAGACGAATGCGACAGTGCAATAACGAAACCCCCAGCCTTTAATAAGAGTGATGGCTGAGTCCAATCTTGGACAGGTCGCCCACATGAATAGAGCACAGTTCTTAGAAGACCATTCATCTATCTGAGGCTTGAGTTTGAGCAGATCCTCGTCCTTCATAAGCGCGTAATGCTTCTCGGCGCCACCCCCGAATTTGGTTGCTCGGTAGTTGCGCTCGTTACCAGCTTTGCGAGAATTATAATGCCAAGGTGGATCTGCGAGGATGATGTCGTAGGATGTGCTCATGCCTATAAGTACAAGGGTGCAAGGGGCCATTAAAAAAAAAGAGGCCCGGCCGGGATTCCGCTCTATCCTATTTATTCCTCCCGGCCGGGCCCCGCTATCGACCATCAGGGATGGGCTGACGATCGAACAGGAGAGAAGATAGCATGGAACTAGATGGGAATGCTATTACCTAGTTGGGGGCGGAAGTCCGAGTTTTGGAGAGATGCTTCTCAATTCGTGGCAGTGCCTTATCCAATATCTCTATCTGCTCAGGGCTGGGGGTTGCTTCGCCGATCACCCAAGCGCGGATGTCGAGGGTGGATGTGTAGAGCATTCCCTTGTAGCGATGAAGACGGGCGGCGATGCGATCAGCGGAATATTTGTTTACAAGTTTGATCAGTAGCCTATTCGTTTTAGTCATGGATTTCATTCCTTATCCTCTCCCCTCAGTGACTCTATTCCAAAAACGATTGCCAGCAAACCAAAACAGACTGCATTGCCAAGGGGAATTGATACAATTCCATGACCAAGAAAGATGGCTACCAGTCCTGAGTTTATTCCACTCACAACGCCATAGATGACGGCTATTAAAGATTTAGATTTCATTTCTCTTTGTCTCCTTGCATTTTCAAATACTGCTCGAATGGAATCATCACCACCAGCGGTTCCCAGCCACTATCATGTATTACTATCAGGCTTTTTATTCCTCGCAAGACATCCGCCGTCATCTTTCGGAGGGCGGTGGTTTGAACGTGCTTGATGGTCGGGTCGATGTAGGGGATCGTCACTTCGCCTCTGCCTTCTTAATAAAAGTCATCCCATTCGCCATCCGCTCCCGCACCCGCCCGATATGCCAATGGTCCGCGTACCTGCATTTATAAACCTGCATGACCTGTCCGGTTTTGGTTTGCATTCGGAGGGCCTCACGGATGGCGTAGTCATGGGTGAAGTTCCGCTTGTTCTTACACCCCCTCGCCTCGTATTTATCGCAAAACTTTACCATGCGGGAGGTGTTGCGTCGGCGTCGGAGGTCGTTGCGGGTGTGGCTCATTTGGATCACCTATATTATTCTACCTCGGCAGCAGGATCAATTACCTACTTGGGTATCATCATCCTTATGTGGGCAGATGCCATTATTCCGGTTCCGGCCAAAGTTGCAGTTGTAGCAGAGTATCCGCATATCAGTACGCTCGCCAGCGATAATCTTTCGGAAAAGTCCGGGTCGATTGCCCTCTCTGGACCAGCCCTTCAAACCCTCTCGATGATCCAATGTGAGAAAGGATTCTCGCGCTTCGAGGCAGCACTCACACTTGTCTCCCAGCAGGGCGAACACCTGAGTTCTAAGCCGATGCTCCTGACTTTTCTTGGATGATGTGAGGCGGCTGGAACATGCTTTACACCGGATCATCTCAGGAGGTTTTTCCCCACCGCAGGTCTTGCATAGACCTTGTAATTCCCGCAGCCGAAGTGTTGAGATGCGACCCTTATTGATACTAATGTAACAGGATTTACAGAAGGTTTTGGTAATGAGCGGGCGGTTGCCGCAATGAGTACAGAGGCCGAGAGCCAGCTTCTCCATCCGCCAGTATTTGAACTTGATTTTGTTTTTCTTATCCTTGGTTAGCTTTCCCTGCCGGAGTAAGGACTGCTTTTCAATACACTCCGCACAGGTCGCGGTTGTTCCTTGCGGACATCTGCCGCTCCAGAGAAACAAAGCCTGGGGGCGCAGCCGATCGCACTTCTTGCAGATCATTGACTGCTTATTTGCGGCTACATACTCTCGACGCTTTTGAACCGGTGTCTTCTTATCAACCGGGATGTAAGTACAAGACTTACAGGCTGAGGTAAATCCATCTTTGGTAGCTTTTGTTCTATAGAACTCAGATGTAGCTTTGGGTTCCTCGCACTTCGAGCAGGTCTTGGTTTGCATGACCGGGAGTATATCACAAAAAGTTGTGGAAAAGAAAAAAATATTCGACAACTGGAAAAAAAATATCAGGTGATTTCAAAATGTGCAGCCCTATCCCGCGAAATCCGTTCTAAGTACCTAATGCCCCTCGACAACCTATGACTGTCTCGATTGCCTTCATCTATATGCGCTGGGACTGGCGTGCTTGCGGCCGGCGAGCTGGGCGTGCTGTGCAGCATCCTGGGTGAAGCGTGCAAGGCGGGTGAGGTCCGCGAGGTGGGTAGAAAAGCACCTATATAGGTGTAATGCCGACAAGACTAGATCGAATGCAGGAGATTAGAGCGAGGTTTAGGTGCGCGGGTGAATTTTTCTCTTGACAATTGATGCAAGTGAGGCGTAGGATGCAGGTGATTTTAATGATTAGACTGATAGGAGGATAGAAAGGTATGAACATAACTCACACACAATGGACAGAGATTGAATCGAAGGTCCGTGCCACAAAGGTAGCAATAGAATCATTGCAGGATACTCTAATAACGCTGGCATTCGAGCATAACCAACAAGGGAACACTACAGAGGGCAAGTTCTTAATGGACCTGGCAAGCACGATCGAGGATAAGACCTCTGGCAAGGAATTGTGTTCCTACTTCTATCACCCACAGCCAGAATGGACAGGCGGTGATTCGAGCGACCCGGCTAACACCAAGTACCGGGAGCCGCATATCGTGGGCACGTTTCCAAAATACATAACCTAAACTTATAACTATACCTTTGAGATATAAGGCTAGTTTATAGGTGCCAGGATATGAGGACACTAAACCAATGCGCATCCTGACTTGGACTAAAAGGTCGAAACGGGCGCGCGCCTAGCGTCGCTGCTTAGTTTTTTGGACGCATGTGGCGAGTCTTACGGCTATGGTCTGAGGACTGGGCAGAGTGGCGAGAATGCGGACTTGTTCCCAGAGCAAGTGGCGGAGTGGGCATATCAGAACAGCGACGAACTAAGTATGCTCGCCTGCGAATTGGAAGAAAACAAAGGGCTGATTGAAGAGTAAAGGGAGGGTGACAGAGCGATGATTTTCATGAACGAAATACTAGCACGCGCGCAAGGTTGGCAATTGACCAGGCGCGAGACGGATACGCTGATTGAGGTGCTCCGCGGTGGCAGCAATAAAGTCATCGCAGGCCGGTTGGGGATTAGCGCTGAGACGGTTAATAAGCATTTAGATAACGTGTATTTGAAGGCGGAAGTTCATTCGAGAGGTGAGCTGGCCGGACGGTTTTTGATGCTGGGATGAAAGTGGAAATTTGCGGGTGAGTGGGGACGGGTTGGAGGTTTGAGTTTTAGAAAGGGGGTGAGGAGATGACGGTTTTATATAAGGATTGGGCGCCGACTGCATTCGACTCGAAAGGGTCAATGCTTGATGACAGGCAAGAATGGTTTGTCGTTCCCGTGATGCAGACAAGGGACAGTGACGCGATGTCAGAAAGCAATTTCGCCGTTGCTTTGAGGATCCTCGGAGGCGAGATCGAAGGCGAGGTGGAGGTGCATCGGTTTGGGCATTGGGGGCCGGGATGGTTTGAGATTATCATCGCGCATCCACGGCGAGGTGGCGAGGTGGATGAGATTGAAGCGAGTTTGGCCGATTATCCTGTGCTTGATGACAGTGATTTTTCGGAAAGGGAGTGGAGGCGGGCAAGTGATTGGTGGATGTCTTGCGGGATGGGAGAGCGGATAAGGATCTGTGGCAAGTACAACGAGAGTATTTTTGCAGCAAGGCGGGATGAGATACCAGAGGATGTAAGATATTAGCTATCTCACGGAGTAGATCGTGTGAGTAGATCGTGTGAGGGGGATGCTCCGGTTTAGGTCCAATGACTTAGGCCAGAGCAGGTTTTAGAGGGTGTTACTTTTTGTGGTATTGACATTAGGTTATAAAGGCGTATGATGAGCGGGATGATTTTGATGATGGTATTTTTAGAATGTGAAACTAACTTGGGGGTGATGAAATGAAGTTTCAAGTAGAGCGCAACTGGGTAGACGTAGTTGGTAAAATCTGGATGCCGAATGCGACTTGGGCACAGAGAATTGACCTCGACTCCTACGCGATTGAAAACATGCTTGAAGACTTGGATGAGTGCGAGTCTTGTGGCGCCTATCATCGGGCAGAATTTGGAGGAGATTGCCGCGATGACAGCGAGAGATTTACAGAGCCGAGAGTGGCAACAAGGGGCAGCGTTGAGCGGTGGCTTGCCACTAACGCGGGTGACTTTTCCAGCATCCAGGATTTTCATGCGGTCGTCGGTGAGGTAGAGATTGAATGGGAGACTGAGGAAGGCGAGATGGCCTTTAATGATCGTATGTATGCAGAGGCGTAGAAGTGGCTCCGGGGGCCGGTTTCAGGACTGGCCCTTGATTTACATATTGTAATTTGAAATTTGAATGAGGATATTTTTAGTGGAGGTGAAAGGCGAAATGACAGAGGTAAAACTAAAGGTAAAACTAAAGCACATAAAATCCGCTCTGCTTACGATCGACGGGCGAGAGCCCATCAAAGTCGAATGGCTTGGCAGAGGTAGATTCTCTGAGGCATGGGGGAATTGTGAGAATGCCTACGTCATTACAAGAGAGCGTGAGTGGGGTACAGACTCAGCTAAGGAGTTAATGGAAAGTTTGCTCGATTTGAACAACCCCCACATCCCAAAGGTTGAGCATGTGGGCTACCTCGGAGACTCTAAGGTTTTTAGAATGCCCTTGTATCAACCTCTGACCGCGAAGAATAAAGAGGCATGGGGTCAGTTCAAGGAATTGAGACGAAACAAAGAGGACGCATGGAATAACTTTTGGCCGTCTTACGGAAGGCATGATGCTGCGATGGAGACCATGCGGTATGTAGTGGACTCATCAAGCGTGCCTCTGGAATTACGGGAAGGACTACAGGCGATTGTTGACGCCAGCTATAGCTATATGGATTTACCTATGCTGGAGTTTAGCAAGAAGAACTTGACTGTGGATGCTGAGGGACGGTTGATCTTGCTTGATGTGATTTTTGACATCAAGGTCAATGATAGTTTTTATGATGCCCGACGGAAAAGATATGAGCGGAGGTACTAAGAGAATGAAGGACTACAGCCAGGCAATCTATATTGCACAGCAACGCGGGGTGGATCTGCGCGGTGATTTCCATGCTCAAAACATTGGTGAGTTCATGGCCGAACTTGCAAGGGAGCATGGCTATCGCAAACCGAAGAACGCGAATGGCTCGACTGGTAGGTATTTCTTTCAGTTGTTGCAACGGGAGTTGAGAAAGTCATGACAAATAAACACACGCCGGGACCTTGGGAGCAAACCCAGAATGCGGATGGTGATTGGGCAATCTTCCAACGTAGGAGAAATGGCAAATCAATCTGCTTGTTGCTAGACCCGGATGGAGAATGTGTGGGTAGTCAAGCGAATGGAACTCTAAGCGTTATCGAGCCATCTCATCCTATGCGACAAGCGCACAGGATAGTGGTCGAACAAGCGCGGCGCGCCGACGAGTATGCGGCCCAGCATCCCTATGTCGAAACTTCGGTTGAAGAAGATAGCTTCCGCTATCCGTCTGAGAGAAATATTGATACGCGGAACGTTCACAGGTTGCGTCAAAGGACTTAAGATGGCATGTATGTTACGTTCAACCCAGACGACCCTTTGAAGTTTGTCAAGTATACAATTCCCATAGCTATGAACTGCGCAGGTGGAAGGCAGGTAATGTAACGAAATGATACAAAACGCCGCAAACGGGCTGTATTCGATTTTCGCTTCAGTTCTGAGAATCAGGCAAAATAGAAAATGTCGATTTTGCTGGGGTTTTTAGTTTTGGGCTAGGCTTGGTGACACTAGGATACGCTTCTGCGGCTGTTCGTGCAGGGGACGCAGAGATAGACGGCAAGGCGCTGTATCAGGATTGAAGACGTAAATCTAAGATTGGGGGTGGGGAGATGGGATGCTTTTTGATCTGTAGAGGCTGTCATGCTGAGTTTCTCTTTTTGGCGAGTGCAACTCTGGGCGAAATACGGCGGGAGATCGAGAGTCATGGATGCTTGCCGGCCAGGGTGATGTGGGATGGGAGAGTTGAGAGGGTTTGGATTCAGTAAAACTAAAAAGGTGGAGGTGAGAGTCATGGCGAGAGATGTCAGATACAACGTCGATGAGTTCGTTGAAGAACTGAGGCGGATTGATGAGGAGCTGCTACCGGGCGGGGATGATAACGAACCTGCGCGGGAGGCAATTAGGGGCTTGCTAAAGAGCATTCTGATTGATTGTGCCGAGTGCGGGTGTCAAGCAGAAATCAACTTCAAGCAGAAGATCATAATAATCGATGTTTGTAGGGATAATCATGTCAGGTCTGAGGACACAACCGATAACCGGCTTATCGAGGATGCTATCGGAGATTTGAAAAGTGGAAAGCATTTGATCTCATGTGCGCCTGGCGATGGGCTGTGCAGGTGTTTTGTAGAAAGGGTTGAGCAGCTTTTGGAGGCTTAGGAAATGTCGGATATACCTACGCTAATCAAGCCAATCAAACCCCGCCGACCGAGGACCATCAAGCATAAACCCCGCAAGCCTCGCAAGGTTCCGCTCGATCAGGTTAAGAATAAACTTGCACGTGATTTGAATGCTGACCCAATCCCAATCATGCCAGTCGATCAGATCGGTCTGCTCCTCCGGGCAATAATGGATAATACAACGGCTGATTTGATAAGCATTGAGTATGCTACTAAAGAGATATTTCAGACGCGGGATGCGAACAAGGTTAAGCGCGCGGTGAAGGCTGGCAGGGTGAGGAGCTATAAGATCGCGGACAGGGTTTTTGTTAGTAGAAGCGATTGCGTAAGGGATAAGGATAATCCAAGTAAGGGCGGGAGGCCGTTTGCTAAACAGATTGTTGTTTGCGCGGTGTGCGGGAAGAGACTGACCCGGACCAGAAAGAAGAAAATGGTGTTGAGGAAAGGGGCGAATGGGAGCTGGGGCAGGATTGCCGAGGCTTACCGCGGGAGTGAAGAGGTGCTGGAAAGTAAGTTGAAGCGGCGAGGGGTGGATATCGGGGAGGTGTTTGTTGCGAGGGTGCCGAGAGAATCGGTTGAGGGTGAGAGGGATGAATAGAAGCGCAGTTCGAGCGTTGTATCTAACCGCTGGCATGGTGTTTGTGATGGCGGTGTGGCTGCTGGGCGTGGAGGTGTGGAGGGGGTTTTGGTTGCCCTGACTTCTTAGAGATAATTTCAAATCAAATTCAGCTTGAGTTTTTCTACGTGTGGTAGTATCTTCGACAAGACCTACCTCGATTCTTGTATGTGTGTGACTGGTGGGGAGGGGGTCATGTACAGACATCCTCCCCAGTTCCACTCTCAGGGAACGACACCATCTAGATTCGAAGTAGCGCACACATTAAGGTCGAATCGAGGGTCCGCCTTATGTCACGTTCACCTTTTGGGGACGGCAGCACGCGCAATGGATCATTTCAACCACTAACCAAAGAACAGGAAGCACGAGAATACAGGACCGCAATCGAGCAGGCATGGAGTGGGCATCGCCTGAGTAATATGATCTTCTCGCAGGTCACGGAGATTACCACGTCCTGCATTGTGAGGCTTGCAATCCCGGATAAGTATCGAGAAGCGGTGAGGATCTTATTTGGCATCTCCAGGGGGTTGCCGGATAAATTCGAATGCAATGACTTGAGGACGGCGAGCAGGCTTTTCTCAGCGGAATGGGAAAAGGAGTTGATGAGTAAGGAAACGCTCCGGCGCCGGGCTAGTACGAGGATAAGCGGGTTGGAGAGATGGCAGATAGAGACTGAGAAGCATGTGATCGAGATAGACAGAGGGACGCAGACAGCAAGACGCGATGATGCCGGATATCCGATATTAGATAATCGCGGAAACCGAATCCTCGACAGCAGACCGACCGTTTACTCCATGGCTCCCTTCCTTGCAATCCTAACTGGCGTAAAAAATGATATCGAAAACCAAGCTAGAAACAAGTCACAGGTGTTCGATGTGGTTGATCGTCAGATTATGGTTCAGTTCGGAAAGCTGCCTGACACTCGGGAGAAGAAACGACCCCCAAACCCAGAGATAAATTTCCAGACTCGGGACAAGGGAATGAGGACTGGGCTCAAACACCTCGCGGATGCATGTGAAAGAGAGCTAAATGGTAATGGAGACAAGTATTTAGCTGACTTTCAGACGTGGATTAGCGAGCTTAGGGCGGATCGGATATCCCGAGGCAAGCGGAAATGGCAGGACTAAACAGGGTTAAATCCTACAATCTATTAAGTTTTATCCCTATAAAGAATACTACATAGGGGGTACATAAAACGTCCTATATAATAGATATAATACTAGGACGTTTCCTTCCTCCCTGTGTCGATATCTACATAGGGCAGTTTTGGGGGTGGTCGGGGGGAGTTTTGGGCGCTGAGGGGAACGATTTGGAACAGTACCCACTCAGGGGATTGACTCTTATTTCAGCCGGGTGTAGGATGCGGTTGGAATCACGCGAATCATTTTACTCAGGAGGAGCAGAACCAGATGGCAAAATCAGACAAACCAGCATTAGTTAATCAAATCAGGGAGGCATTGAGTCTTCCGGTGAATGTATCCGCTGATCTGTATCGGCTGCCGATATATACTCTACAAATGATCGGGAAGGCCATCGTCAAAACCGTGGCAGACGCAGGGACCAATGCGGTTACGGACTATCAGAAGGAAGGGGCCGAGCTTGATGCCGCGCCGTCGTCGGTAGACTCGGAACGGCAACTGGCATCAGACCCGAATCCAAATGGCTGCTCATGTGCACAGTAGGCCGCGTCGAGAGTAGGAGGAGATGACTGATGAGCACACCAACAGGACATGAGCACTTCTTTCAATTAGCCGGGATTGTATTTCTGCCTGATAGTAGCGCAGTCCTTGTGTTGTACTGTAACTGTGGCGAAGCAAAAAGCATAAAGCTGAGCTAAGATGAGCAAGAATAAGCACACACCAGGACCGTGGATAGTCAATCACAACAGCATTGGTGATGCCCATATCGAGAGTGAGCATATGAGCATGGTTGGGCAAATGGGGGTTGGATAATCGCGGAGGCAAAGGGCAACGATCCTGAACGCCACGCCAATGCTCATCTGATAGCGACCGCTCCAGATTTTTATGAGTCTGTAATCTCAATTCGAGAAAAGCATAAGGCGCGCGCCGTCGAGTGCAACTTCACAGACTGTGGTTGTGATTATTGCATTGTGCTTGCGCCAATAATTACCAAAGCAGAACAACAATGAGCAAAAGCAAGAAATCAAACGATCACAACGCAACCGACGCAGAAGCCGCGCGCCTGACCCGCATCACCCTCCGCGCCCTGCTTAAATCCGCGCCCAAGCCCGGCACCTGGGTCAGCCTTGGAACATGGACGGACGCAGCGAACTTGGTAGCGACTAGGAACTTAGATGGAGTGCCAGCTACATCAGTCGAGGTGGCGAGGATTCTAAGAGAGCTGAGATTCGCGGAGAGGCGCACCGGGCAGGACTGGGCAGTATTCGCGGTGACGAAGGCGGGGTTGAAGAGCCTAGAAAGGGCGGGGGATTTGAAATGAGAGAAGCAGACCTAATCCTGAAACAAATCATATTTAGAAGACCATGTACTGAGCCTATTCAGATGTTGCTACGAGAGGTAGCAGACTTTTTAGATACTGCTCCTGATATCGAGGATGTTATAGATGAGGTATTCATCCAGCCTTATGTGTCAGAGCCAACGGCTGAATCCTATCCTGATTGTCTTCAAATGCGTGAAGCTCGACTGTTCGTTGGGATTTCCTCTGCATTCAATAACACAAAAATAGGGGAACTGGGGTGAGGGCAGGGGAGGTGCAGAAATGAAAGAGGTGATAACATGGCAGCAGGAAATTGATCTACGCCGCGCACGTGAGCGATCTGCCGACGACGCCGTATTCCGAGAAGCATTACGCCTCACTCCGGTACCAAATCAAATCGGCATGCTATTCATCTTCCCTGATAGAAGTAACCGATGGCCGCCGGAAGTAATCACGGCGATAGAAAGAGCAAAATGAAAGTCGATATTCGTGGCGATGACGGCGAGCCCATCTATCAGCATCAGGTGGATCGTGATCGGATGATGGAAGGCAGCAAGGCTGGATGGCGGGTTTGTAGTGACCCAAAGTGCGGGGTGAAAATTCAGCCGCATAGTCATCGAGTGCAGAAGGCGGGGGGAGGGGTAGCAATAGACAAAACAGAAACCGCTGATAATACCACCCAAGCCGGGTCTCAAGACGCTAGGACTAAAGTTGATGGCTTGCATAGATATAAGGATTCGGTAAGCGGGGAGATTAAAGTCCTGCCACCTGAGTTTATGCCTGCGCATCGGGAGTTTGGTTGTGGGCCTTATTGCTTGGGTGGGGACCGACCTGAGACGGGCTCTCAGAGCCAATCCCAAGGCGTGGACAAACTTTTAAATATAGAACTGTTGGCAGTGGGGTATGGATTTAAGTGCGCCGAGATTGGTTGGGACTTGGAACGTACTCAAAGGGAATTCAGAGAAATTATTCGCAGGGGTCGGGAACATGAAAAATAAAAATAAAAGTAAATTGACCTATATTCTAGACGCGAATAAAGCTGCCATCCCCTGTACTGATTTATTCGATTGGGGGCGTTGGATGAAGGATACTGAGAAACGACGTGTAGGCGACATCACCATTGATGATGCCCAAATCAGCACGGTCTTTATGGGATTGGATCATAACTTTAGTGGTGGCGAGCCTCTCCTGTTTGAAACGATGATCTTCGGCGGGGAGCACGACCAGTATCAGGAACGTTGCTCAACATGGGAACAGGCGGTGGAGATGCATGACCGCGTTGTGAGGATGGTGAAAAATGGAAAATAAGGAAATCGCTAGCCTTGCAGAAGCATTGGTTTTGTCGTTCGCATATGCGGAGAACGGCCTCGCTGAGTTGCTAGCCGAATTTGAAATCATCGATGTGGAAAAGACGCGAGTAGTGCCCGGCTTTGGCGGTCTTCAGTGGATCAGCATCGAAGACGGCCTGCTCCGGTCACGCTCTGACGGGGAACATTATATCCTCTCGTTCAAAACTACAAGCGAACGTTGGGGCAAACGCATGTCCGAGCGCGGGCTCTATGATAACCAGGGGATCAGTGAGAGCTGGGCGGTGAAGCAGCAGACAGGCATACGACCTTTGGGGATCAAGATGATCTATTTGCACAAAGGGTATAAGAAGTTCGATCAGGTTACTGGCGATTGGAACTTCGAGAACTTTCTAACAAGAGGATGGACGGTGCCTGGGATTACTGGCGAGGATCAGGTTTGGAAGTGGAATCAGTATTTCAGTTGTCCTGGGGTTCCGCATACGATGCCCTCTGGGCGGAAGTGCAAGGGCGATGGCAGTACGAAGAACCACAAGATACCTGATGTGTTTGAGCGGGTTCTGGTTGCGGACCATCGACCGCTGAGTGGATGGATCGAGGAGCTTGCTGGGTTGAATGATGAGATGGGGCAGCAGGTTTTGGGAAGGGTGGTAATTAACCCGGAGGTGTACTTTAGATCAGATGAAGATATGCAGGAATGGTTTGAGGAGGTAAGCGCGCAGGAGGCACATATTGATATTGCTACCGGGAAGTTTTACCGATTCGATGATGCCAATCAACATAACATCATGGTCGGCGAGTTCCCCAAAAACCGCAACGCCTGCACCAACGATTACGGCCGGCTGTGTGGTTTCATTCCGCTGTGCTTCAAGGGGGCAGCCTCAGACCCAATCGGCAGCGGGCTTTATCAACTTCGAACAGCGAGCAGCGACAACCCAGAGATCGACCAGTTGAAATGTACCAGCAGGAGCCGCGCGGAAGTCTACCAGCAGTGTCCGAGGAAGAGGTTCTGGGCGTATGAGTGGATGAAGGGGCAAAGCGTAACCTGTCCCGCTTGTTCTGGGTTTGCGAATGATCATGAGCCTTGCCCAAATTGCGGACGGGGTGGTTACGTCGCGCATATCGGCGGACTCCAATCCCCCAGCGTCAGCGTCGATGCGGTGATCGGGAGCGCGGTGCATTTGGGACTGGCGCATCTGTTACGAAATACCACCGACCCTGAAACAAGCTCTAGTGGCTTGTCTGACAGCTTGTTCGCGATCGTGGTCGGAGAGGCGGGCAAGGTTGCATATGACGACTGCCTGGAGAACCTGCCCGAGCAGATCAAGATGGCCACTGAGAACGAGTTGGCGGCGGGGGTTGAGGATATGGCGGGGCTGGGGATTTACTGATGGATTGCAAATTTGAGCTAACCGAACAGCCTTGTATTGATTGCGGAAAACCAACAGGTGAACTAGGGACCTGCGCGGATCATATCTATTGTCCTCAATGTAAGCAGGACTATCTTGGGGCGAATGGGGACAACGTGGACTCAAGGGAGTTATTCGTATGGATGGCAGAGAAGGCACCTTATCTTTACTCGGGATTCGATGACGGGGATGAAAATGGCTGAGTAGGCAGTAGGGCTGGGGATTACATTAAGGGGGATATTTCATGACTACAAAATCACAGACAATCGAACGCCTAGCCGAGTGCATATTCGACGCCCAAGTTGAGGCTGCAATCGACGCTCGAACGCCATCATCGTACTATCGCGAGATCGAGGTCAGAACGAATGGGACTGCGGGGGCATTCGAGAGCGAATACTTTGACGCGATTCCAGAAGCGGTGAAGGAATCATTCAGGGAACGTGCTGCATTAGACATGACATGGTGAGCATAATGGAGCTTCAAATTATTCAGGTCTTTCTCGATGTCGCCTTTATAGCTCTTTTCATCCTCAACGGGTTGATGCATCGAGAGATGCAGAAGATAGTTGAACTTTTCAGTCAGTGTATCCAGCAGGTTAATAAACGCTTGCTTGATTACGAGAGGGGGGAGGCATTAAAAGAATCGAATGACAAAGACCATCAAATACCACCCAAAGCGTGATCCCAAATTCACGATAGTCTACAACCGGAATCGCACGCGCTTTATCCTTGGTGCGGAAGACACCTTTGAGAAGGCTTGTAAAAGGGTTGAGGTCTATAAAGAAAGCACGCCGCAAGGAATTACCGGGGTTTCATCTTGAGGTTTGGAAGCGAGTAGCGATTAGAAGAGGAACCAATGCAAAATAAAAATAAAGACGAAGACATCGTTCGAGTCTTGCGTATAGTCGAGTACGTTGGTCCCCGCTCATGGGTTGAGGATCAGGTTAGCAGGTCGATTCAAGGCACGAAGGTTATTGTGGACGGGCCGCGGAGAAAGATGATTCATGCTGTGACTATCGGCAGTTATCCAGGGATATTGCAGGGGGAAACAGGAGAGGCAGATGCAAAATAAAAACACACTCAGACCGACAGTCCCGCAGCAGGCTCAACAGGCGCAGGCCCAGCCCATAACGCCGCAAACCCATCTGCTCAGAAAGGGCACGCAGACGGCAATCTGGTATGGGGAGAGCGGAACCGGGAAAACAAGTTGCATCGGCGAAATGGCAAAGCACGTCTATGAAACCACCGGCAAGACAACCCGGATCATCTCCGCTGAACAATGGACAACGATTCAAAAATGGATCGACGCAGGAATTATCGAAGCAATGGACATTCGTACCTATCCTGACCCCCTGCCCCTTATGCGGCTGATCTACACAGGAAAGTGGCCTGACAGGGAAGCCGAAAAAAGGCTGCGAGACGGGTCCAAAACAGGGATTATGAAAACCGGCCTTGACGCAAAGGGGAATGAAACCACAGCAGGATGGGCGTCACATGTGATGCGCCAAGCCGACTGGAGGAACATTGGGCTAGTTGCGTTCGAGGGATTTGATACGTTCTGCGGTTTGGTGATGAATGATTATGTGAGAAAGGCGAGGAAGTTCAGCCAGGATTTCGTGGGGAACTTCACGGAAGAGGGTGAGCAGTTCGGAACCCCGGGGCAGAGCCATTTTGGCAGCGTGCAGAATGTGATCATTGAGCTTATCAACCAGCTACCGAAAGTACGCGCCGACTGGGTGATCTTCACGACCCACGAAGCAAAAGGCGAGGATAAAATCGAGCGTCAGACGATTATAGGTCCGGGCAGTGCTGGCAAGGCAATCATCAATAAGATCAGTCCACTCGTTGGGGATTTACTTCATTTCGATCTTGATAAGGACGGAAATCGAGTTGTGTTCTATGACTTTCACGCAAGTGGTATTGGGAATTTGCGATGGCCAGCGAAGGTACGAGTGGACCCCGGAGATATAAACAAGCTGAAAGACAAATGGAAGGGTGGCTTTTTCCCATTGACCATTCAAGGCGATGAGTATGTCAGCAGCGTGAAAACTTTCTATGAATATATCGGGGAGTTATCGAAGGACAGCGCGGGGGCGAAGGCATGGAGGGAGGCGGCGGATAAGAGAAGGGCAGAGGCGCAGGATCAGCTAGGGGAGCCAGTTTCGGGGCAGGCAGGCGGCAAGTAATGGAAATACACTTCGGAGCATTGGCAGCACCCTTATCAAAACAACTTCAGGGCTGTGGGCTGTCGGTTACAATCCTAAAGCGATTCGAGAAGGATGCGCTGGCGATTACTCGATTGCATGTGATGGGACTTATCCCTGAGAGCGTAGCTTGCACTGCTCGTAAGAGGCTACTGAAAAGGATTGAGAAGGCTTGGAGAGGCAATGCAAAGCGATAATCCACTCGACTTTTCATACGAGGAATATTTTCTAAACAAAAGGAGACACGATATGGCAGCAACAGACACAACATCATTGGCAGCAGCAAAAGTCATGGAAGCTCTTAATGCACCCTACGACAGAAAGCCTGTGCATGATTTGCTTTCAAAAGTCAACGACCTCACTCAGCAACTAGGCAGTCTTTCAACACTGGCGATCGCGGTCGGGAACTACAGCCTGGCGAGCAAGGCGTTGAAGTACGCGAAGGGGTTGATCGAGAGTAGCGATGAGGTGGTGAGGGGGCTGGAGAGCGGAGAATAAACATGGCAAAACAATGTTGCAAGGAAACATGGGATAAGATACCGGATGATGAGCCGGCATTCATCATTCGGGGTAGGGATCAACTCGCGCCCGCTACTGTTCTTCATTGGCTAGAAGCTGCGAGGGATGCAGGCGTGAATCCCGAGAAATTCAATGAGGCTTATGAACATCTGACGGAGATTGCCGAGTTTCAGGAGAAGCATCTAGAGAGGTGTAAGCTTCCAGATTAGTAAGCCAAGACCTCAAAACCACCCCCAACCCTTGAGTATGGCCGCAGGTCATGAAGATCAATACGGGGGTGGTTTTGAAGAAGGCTTGAAGAATTGCTAGTCGCTGGCCTGAGTATTTTCCTAAAAAGGTAAAGAGAAATGACAACAAAAACAACATCGAAGCGCGCCTCGAAGAGACTAACCATAGAAGAACTTGCTAATCATAAGCATCGCAAGACTTTGAATAAGGACCTCCTGCTTCGTGAGGCGAAGTCTCTTCGCAGGCTGAGACATGAAGAGCATTATCGACAATCAACGTTTTTTACTAAGACGGTTTGTGGGACGGCCTGCTGCATAGCAGGAAGGATTTTGTTACATCAGGGAATGCGGCCAGCGGAGTTGCTCGTGCTTATTAAGGACGGCCAGAGTCTTTCTGATATGGTAGGAGGGTTAGTTGGATTGACAGGTGATGAAGCAGACGTTTTATTTTCAGGCTCTCCTGGTACGGACTGGCCTGATCCATTCGGGTATAGGTGGAGGAATATTGGTGAGACGGGCGAACGGCCATCGAAAATAGCAGCAGACTTCCTAGAAGCCATCGCTCAAGGGAAGATTGGCAGAAATGCATAACTTCACTTTTCATGAAAAGGAGACCCAGATGAGTGCAACAGAACCAGCAGCAAACAACCAGGGCGAGCAGGAATTCCTAAACCTCGCCGACCTGCCCAGTGTAGACATCGGGGAGGATCAAGTCACAGTCAACCCGGACGCGGATGCCTTCGCCGCGCCTGCTCCGGTTAAGGACGGGGATCATCAGGCGAAATTGATGTATGGCACCGATGACCCCGAGAAGCGATGGCAGCGCAGAAAGACTAAAGACGGCAGTGGGGTTTATTACGCGACTAAAATCCAGGCGCGGATCATCGAACCTGGCAACGAGGATGATAACAAGGTCGTGTTCGATGGGTTTGTCAGCACGATGATGAGGAACGGGACGAGCAGGGTGATCGGGGTGCTGGCGGCGCTTGGTTTTCCAATCGAAAGCATCCATAGCCATCTTGATCAGGTTAGGGCGTTGGATAACCTGCTAATTGGCGAGCCTTCCTGTGGCATAGAGACTGAATGGGAGGCGCAGTACAACACCGGAGAGAAGAACGACGCGGGCAAGGACAGCTATAAGCGGCTGAAGAAGGGGATGAAGAACTTTCCGCAGCTCCCCACCGGAGAGTTTAGTCATGTGTTGGAAAGCCCGGTGGATGGGAGCGACTGCTCAGCGCAGGCGAGGGTGGTGAGGTACTTTAGTCTGTAGTTTTTTGGGCATGGCGCAGGGCCGAGAGTTGACGTATCGACTGGCTAGTTGTGGTCAACACCGTTAGAGGAATCCAGTCGTGATCCTTGCGCCAGTAGTTCTTTCAAAGCATGACACCGAGTCGAGGGGAGTCTGCCGAATAGGAGCAAAATTAGGCAGGCGGTAAGCCTTCGGACTTGCGGGTACCAGCTACCTCGCTCAGTAATGATCGACTCGGTGTCAGTAGTTCTTTCAAAAGCATGGCGGGCAGGCAAGCGCGCAAACCTACGCGGGTGGTTCGGTAGAAGTCCGATTGAACTAGGTGCATCGAGCAAGTGCCACCCTCCCCGCCAGTAGTTCTTTTGGGGGTTCTGAGACAACCGGGGATAGCGGTGACACAACCATGGATGGCTGCGAAAGCGTAAGACCGCAAGGTCGTCACCGTCCCCGGTCCTCAGACAGTTTTGGAGGCCAATGATCACATGGTTACGGATGCTGCACGTTTGCACAAACAGGTGGTGGGGAAGGAGATCAGCGATGAGTAATAAACTTAACATTGTTGTTGCCCGCGCAAGGTATCTGATAGCTGAATATGAAGCGCATAGCGTCACCGATGGCGACGTGTTTGACCTTTTCAAAGCAATTATTGAGGCTGATTATGCAACGCCTGATGTAAAAGCAGCAATCGTAGCTTGGAACCGCCGCGCCACGTGGGAGCACGAACCAACTACATGCACGGATTGTGAGTAGGGGAGGTACTTTCAAATGCAGGCAAACTACATCTTCACCGACAGCGATTGGCCGCTCTGGAAGCAGATCCTCTATCGCCTGTTCGGACACCCGAGGCCGAGATTGAGCTTGAAGGCGCAGATCGAGAGGGCGGGGTGGTATGACTGATGCCAATCGCCCTTCTGACTATGCTCCTTCTCGCCTTCATTCAGAACGTATCTTTCTCTATCGTCAGCCGCAGTCGTAACAGATCAAGCTATAGGTATCACATGATCGCCTCAGTGTTCTCAAATGGCATTTGGTTTCTCACGTTCCGGCAGTTGGTACTAATGGAAATGAACTGGCTTTTATTCATCCCATATACGATTGGGACTGTGGCTGGGAGTTTGACTGGGGTAAGGATTTCAATGTGGATTGAGGCGAAGATTGGAGCGGATTCGGACTCGCATCTGGCGTCAAAAGTAAAAGGATAGGATAAAATTGATGAATGAGATCAGCGCTGAAGAAATGGAAATGTACGGCGACGAGCAGGTTCCGGTAGTCGAGGAGCCTGACCCCCTCGCCCCAATCGAGCAAGCCACCTTCGCCTTCGTTACCGGAAATTCTGGTAGTGGAAAGTCCACCGCCATCCGTCGCAAGGTAGACGCCGAGGTAACCGAAGGCAAGCGTGATTGGGGGGTTTTATGCAGCACAACCGGCGTGTCAGCGGTGAGTCTGGGCGTTACCACGATCAACAATTTATTCGCCTACTTCGATACGGATTCTCTACGCGCGATCTATGCGGCAGGCCACAACAACCTCAAAGACAGACTCAAGGCAATCGCACAGAAGTCCTCTCGTCTGGTGCTGGATGAGGTCTCTCTATTCAGCGCGGACCAGCTTGACATCTTCTACATGGCGATCTCGGAGTTGAATGAATTCGACTATATGAAAGGCAGACCATTCGGCATCGTGCTCGTTGGTGACTTCTGCTTGGGTTTTGGTACCCCAATAATGATGGCGGATGGGACTATCAAACCTGTTGAGCAAATCAGTGTAGGGGATTTGGTAATGGGGCCGGATTCCAAGTCTAGGAAGGTGCTGCGTACTACCTTCGGTGTTGATCAGATGTTCATGGTCCATCAAACAAATGGAGATGACTATACAGTCAACTCGAAGCACAGCCTCGCACTGAAACGTAGCATTGATGGAAGTAGAGAACAGAAGTGTATCTCATCCAGAAAAGGTAGAAAGGCGGGAGAGCCTGTCAAAGACTCTTGGATACGCTATTCTGAGATGCCTGACAATTTCGCAATGGGGGTTCAGGAATTTGCAAACAAACCCCGGCATTTTAAGGAGTGCTTCGTTGGATACAAGGCTGGGTTAATAGAGTTCCAGCCGCGTAAGACCACTATTGATCCCTATTTCCTTGGTCTTTGGTTAGGTGATGGAGATTCGGATTGTGCGCGAATCACAACTCCAGATCAGGAGATCATAGAATACTGCTATCAATATGCACAGCAACTCTCTTTGATGGTTACCATTGGTACATGGGCTCGGACACGAGCAGTTAGATTAGGATTGTCAGGGGGTAAGCATACAGGTAATAAGGCGAATCCATTATGGAGCAGATTTAGGGAATACAATCTCCCAAAAAATAAGCACATACCTGACGATTATCTGACCAATTCAGAAGAAAATCGCCTTAATCTATTGGCAGGTCTGCTTGACTCTGACGGAAGTTGGACCGGAAATAGATACACAATTACGTCCATCAGAGAGCATCTTGCCTTGCAAATAAAACAACTGGCTGATCAGTTAGGGTTTAGAACGGGAATCAGAAGATTCACCAGTGTCTACTATAAGGATAAGCCAGAGAGCAAGTATGCATGGACTATCACCATTGGCGGGGATACATGGAGGATTCCGTGTAAAGTGGAAAGAAAGAAGTCTATCCCTAGAGACCTGGTAAGAAGCCGTCTTACGTCTGTCTTGTCTATAAGAGACGTGGGTATAGGTAACTACGTAGGATTTGAAACAGATGGAGATCACCTATTTCTTCTTGGGGATGGGACAGTGGCTCATAACTGCCAGCTCCCTCCGATAAAAGATAAGTTCGCATTCGAAGCAAAGTGCTGGGGGGAGTTTGAGAAAAACACGCTGCGACTGACAAAGGTGTGGCGGCAGGATGATCTTGATTTCGTCCACGCGCTTAACCTCATCCGCTGCGGCGATGGACCGGCCGGCGCAAGAGCACTTGAGGACGCTGGGGTGCAGTTTGTCAGCAGCCTTGATATGAAGTTTGAAGGCACTACGATTGTAGGAAAAAACGATCAGGTCAATCGGATCAACGCGGTGAGATACCAGCAGGTGCAGGGCAAAGAGTTCGAACTATCCAACTACCGCTGGGGCAGTCAGCGTTCAGAGTGGCGCGCGGAAAAGGGCATCATCCCCTTTCAGTTGAAACTCAAACCCGGCGCGTTGGTGATGGTGCTCGCCAACCACCCGGAGTTCGAGTATGCGAACGGCGACCTTGGCGAAGTAATCGGGATGGACGGAAGCTCTGGCGTGCTGGTGAAATTAAAACGGAATGATTCCATCGTAAGCGTGACCAGAGTAACCAGGCATGTAAACACCGCCTCAAACGATGATCATGGCCTCGCGCACTACAACTGTCTATGTGAGGACCGCGAGGGATGGGAGAAGCTACCGAGGGCGAAATGGGGCGAGGAGAGTTTTAATTGCAGGGATCAAAGCGTGGTGACTGGGGCGGTGGATTACTGGCCGTTGCGCCTTGCATATGCATCGACTGTTCATAAAGTGCAAAGTTTGAGCTTGGATAGTATTCAGGTGGACGCGAGGGATGCTTTTGTTGGCAATGCGGGCATGTGCTACGTCTCGTTGAGTCGTGCGCGTACTGCTCAAGGTCTCCGTATCATCGGTTCCAAAAATCTGCTTGCAAAACGGACAAATGTAGATTTTCGTGTAAGGAGATTTATATGAACGACTTTAGGATTAGGGATGATATTACTGAGATTTTGATCAAACACAAGGGCAAGCATTTGCCTCATTGATTCCGACAACCTAGAAATGGTTAGAGGTTTGGGTGTTACCTTCCACGCTCGTTGGTCGGCATCGGCGAATACGTTCTATGCTACGTCTCATCAAGTTGTTGGTGGAGTTAGAAAGACTATCCATATGCATCGGGTTGTTGCGGGGCTTGGTAGTAATTGGAAAGAAATTGTCCCAGACCATAAGGATCATAATGGTCTCAATAATACCAGGGCAAATCTTAGAGTACTTTCCAAAGCAATCAATCACCGCAACATGAAATCAGCAAAAGCAGAAAGTACGCATGGGTATTTAGGAGTTTGTTTTGATAGAAGTAGAAATGTATTTATGGTGGGGATCAGTGGCCGATTGAATGGCAGAAGGTCATTTCTCTCACTAGGACGTTTTGAAAAGGCTGAGGATGCTGGGCTGGTGGCAAAGTACGCAAGAGAATTCGTAATGCAACGAGCCATAGCTGATGGTGTTATTGAGTTGACTCCCGAGTTTCGAGAAGAAGTTAGGGAGCATGTGAAAGAGTTCATCTAGTTGGATTGAGGGTGGTGGGCGGGACTGGGTTGCTGGGGAAGAGGGTGCAGGTTGATCGCCGGGTTCTGAAATTCGTTTAGCAGGCAGGCCGTCTCGCAATCCTTACAAGGAGTGGAGAGAATGATTGACGAAGTACGGAAAGCGAGCGCATTGGAACATCCACGCCAAACTATACTAGGCTCTCCTATCAGCAGAACAGCATGGGCGTGGCTAGACGTTGAAGGCGAAATGTCGGTGGCCGCGTTGGATAAGCTGATCGAGATTCTTGTGCCCGTTCGGAACAATTGGACAGGTAATGAGCACGAGAAAGCTGTAAGACAATCGATTGAAAAGGCATTAGCAGCGGGTATAGAGCTATGAGCAATCCAACAGAGCAAGACGGCGCGATGCTTGAAGCTAGGAGGCTGTTAAAGGACGTGATATTTGTTGGTCCAGATTATCAGGAGCAGACGCACGTTGTCATCGCCCAAGCGATACGGGACGCAGAGCAGCGGGGCTTCGTGCGCGGGGTTGACGCGGCGGGACTGGTCACAGCGAAGCTGATTGATATGGCGGAAGGTAGTGGCAGTAAGGGAACGGCGAGCCTGATATATCACGACTTATTGTTGCCGATTCAAGCACTCAAGAAGGAACAATCATGAGCGACAAAGCTGATCTCACCGTCAAACTATTCAAAGGTGATACTGAGCTTGAGATAAAGACACCGACAGAGCTAATGCTAGTCGCCGCATTGAAAGCTGCCCTGTTTGCCCACGGCAAGAAAGGGTACTTGAAATCCACTATCTGTGAGTTTGAGATGGATCGGTTTGCGTTCAGAGATGCGGTGACTCATCAGCATGGCAATGTTCAGATTCTCACTGATGGTAATAACGGACGTGACATTGTGGGGTTGAGGTGAGCGACAAAGCAATCGACTACCAGCGCGAGTATCAACGCGGCTATGAAGAAGGCGTGAGAGCGGCTACATTGGAGCAGAAGCAACCTGTTTTTGTTGTAGATCGTGGCAGAGGCCCGGTCGAGTTGCTTGTGGTTCAATGTCCCGTTTGCCAATGCCCGCGCTTTGCTGACTATGACTGCTCGACCTGTGAACGTACCGAGCTGGAGCGCCAGCTAGTCGAGCTACGGGCAGCGTGTGAGCCATTTGCTGACGCAGCAAGTCGGATACTTCCAAATTGGAATGGTGAAAGTTATTGGGATTATCCCGATGAGTTGCATATCCCTGCGCCTGAGCTCGGATGGCCAGGAGTCCCGAAGATTGGGGCGTGGCGCAGGCTCGCAGCACTAGTTACATCCCAACCGCCCGCATCGATACCGCCCATCGGCTACGTTGATGGGCGAGGTAGTTCAACATGGGATGTGGAGCAACTGCCTACGGAGGAGAAAAGCAAGTGAAAATCGAAAAGGTAGCTCGTAAGCTGATTCTAGAAACGATTGAAAGACACATTACGCAAGGCCCATATAAGCCACGGTCAGGCGAAGTTGTCAGCAATAAGCGATTTATAACAACAGGTTCAACTTATGGTCGAGTGCTCTTTACCGAGCATGCGCCGATGTTGCTTATCAAACGTAATGTGCAAGGCGTATCAATCCGCGATTGCGAATTCAATGGTGGCGGTCGTGGTACTGCTATCCATATTGAAAGTGCTGTTCTCATTCCTGCGCGTCCAAACTATTTTGGAGTAAAAGGAGAAGTCAATGACCCTGTCCAAGCCTAAGTCTTGCGAGTTGTGTCCCTTGTTTACTTTGGGTCATGGCTTCTCGGAAGTCGAAGGTCGAGGTGCGTCAGGCGTGATGGTTGTTGGTGAAGCACTCGGCGATAAAGAAGTGCGTGATGGGCTGCCCTTTCGTCCTGACGCGCCGGCCGGGTCAGTCTTACAAACAGCAATCAAACGGTCAGGACTGGACCGCGAAGAACTCAGCATCACAAACGTCGTTCGATGCGGACCCCCAGGCAATAAGCTGGAAAACATGCCGTGGGAGAATGGTGCCGTAGCTCATTGTCAGAGGCACATGGATCCAGTAGTGGAGCGTGCGCGGCCGAAGGTGATCTACGCGCTTGGGAACTCAGCGATCAAAGCTCTTACGGGTCTATCGGGCAAGGCAAGAGGCAGCACCAGCCTTCGAGGTTATGTGCTAAGGGGAACTCGCTATCCTGACATCCCCATTGTGGCGGGATTGCATCCGTCTTATATCGCCCGAGGCGCTAGAGAAAATATTGAGGTGCTGAGGCATGACTTGCTAAAGGCGGTGGGGATTGCGAAGGGTCGGAAGGACTATCTCTTCATTGAAACTTGGGAGGATGCAATCTTGGCTGGGTTGGACTATCGACGGCCTGGAAGTGGACCTAGGGGTGGCCTGACTACCAAGGAACTCGAAGAGTTCCATGCATATATAAGTAATCATGTACATGATCATGCTTACCCGGAACACCCAGAAGCGGAATTAGTATTAGCGGTTGATATCGAAACCGAGATGATTAAATCGCGGAACCGGAGCGAGATGGTTGCGAATTTGTCGGATAAAATCCGGTCGATTCAGTTCAGTATATTTCCAAACTCAGGATACTTTCTGCCGTGGGTAGAACCTTACATCGAATGGGCTAAGAAGCTACTTGCACTGCCGGTCAGGAAGGCGGGTTGGAATCTTAATGCGTTTGATATACCTATCTTGCTCGCTGCCGGTTGCGAGGTGAATGGTGAGATATTCGACGGCATGACAGGATTCCATCACATGCAGCCTGATCTTCTCAAGGACTTGCAATTCGCTGGCAGCTTTTTGGGTGCGAGGTATCCATGGGATCATTTGAAGGATAGCCAGCCGGAGCTTTACGGAATCGCCGACGCGGACAACACAGTACGAGCTGCGTTACGCCTGCCAGAGATGATGAAAAAGCTAGGCATATGGGATAGCTACGTTGTACAGGTGCAGGGGCTCAGGCCGACATTGGATTTGATTACGAAGCGTGGGTTACCTGTGGATGAAGAAAGGCTTGAGGTGCTGGGGGTGGAGCTGGACGCGCGGATAGCGGAGGTGGACGGGAAGTGTCAGGAGAGGTGGCCGGAGCAGCTTAGGAAGTATCATCCGAGCGAGGGGTATAAGGTCCTGCCGAAACCTCTAAAACTTGCTCTCACAGGGGTAGTCATAACAGATGAGATGAATGGTCTGACTGTGAATGGGGAACTATACCTGCAACGGCAATTCAATGGTGGTGATGTAAGATGGTGCAAACCCCTCCCCTTCCTTCCTAACTCCCCACAGCAGATTCAAAGCTACATGAAATTCCGCGGTCACCCCATCCCCAAATCCATCGATGGCAAAGACACCACCGGAACCAAAGAACTCGACCGCCTCGCAAAGAGAACCAAAGACCCCCTCTACTCACTCATCGGCCAATACCGCAAGGTGAAGAAAATGAAATCCACCTACGTCGGCGACAGTGAGCCAGGGAGCAAGAGCAGGGGGTTCAGGCCAGAACCGGATGGTAGGGTACGCGCGTATTACACCTACAACCCCGCGACCGGGCAACTGGCGACGAGCGGGGGGCCACCGCTGCTGACCATCCCGAAGCATGGGCCGCTTGCTCCTTCGTTTAGAAGGTGCTTCCACGCCGAGCCAGGGCATAAGCTCGTGACATTCGACTACAGGG